AATAAGAGCGTCAGCCTTTGTTATCTGATTGCTGTTTAAAGGAACTTCAACCTTAAATTTATTCAATAATTCAAGTCGTTTCTGTATGGCGGCAATTTTCTTGTTCAAGTCCTCAGCACTTCCCTCAGGCATACCAAGGGCAAGTCCAGACTGACCAGAAAGGTATTGTAGATACTTCTGATTGGTCTGCTGCATCTTCTTACTCGCCTGCTCCTGCTTTGATGCTTGTCTATCCATCTCTTTTGTCCGTGCAATCTCCATCTCGTATTGCTGGCGTAGAAGGTTAAGTTCTCTTTCATCGGAAATGGACAATTTAGGCGCACTGTTAGCAGTAAGGGAATATGCGGTTTTCAATCTGTTTAATTCAGCGACAAGATCGTCTATCGCTTTCTTCTGACTTTCAAGATTGGCTTTTCTTGTAGCCATCCCCTTATCCCCACCTGCATTGCCTAAGTTACGGTAAGTCTTTTCCAGCTTGTCATACTCTCTTGTCGCTTCGACAATCTTGTTTGACAACCCTTCCATCTGAACAAGTATATCCATTTTCTTGTTCGATTTCCCTTTCCCTACCTTGGACGCGTTTTCATTCGCTTTGTTTATCTTATCTACAACCTCGCTAAGTTCGTCATTCATTTTGCCTATATCGGTCAACATAGGCTTGAAGGACATCTCCTGGTTAAAGGTGTCCTGTAACTTCTTCTGTATATCCTTTATCTGTTTGTCAAGACTAGAATCATCTAGCCCGATCTTAAACTTTAATGCTCCTAAATCAACATCAGCCATAGTTATTATTTTTTAATTATTGCAAAAATAGCAAAAATAATCACAAGAGCATGATTTACAACAAACAAAAATCCATTAGTATTTTTTAACATATTAAAAATTGTGGATAAAAACGATTATGTTATCTTTGCAATAAAATAATTTTTTAACTATGGCTATAGAAGAAAACAAAGTAACACTCGTTGGCGTAAATTCAGCCAGCATAACATTCAGCAATGAAGCTAATGTGGAAAAACAATACAAGGTGAATGCGAATGTAAACGTATCAAACGGAAAAAACATTGATTCATTTGATGGCGGAGAGGTGAAGTCATTGGAATCAGAGAACCAACTCGCCACATTCTATTTCAATCAGAACGGTGGTATCGCAATCAACTACAACGATCATCCCGATTTGGAAGCACAAATTGCTATCATTACCATCATCAACTCTTTCGTAACCGATGTGAAAAAATACATTAACACGAAAGGAATCTCATCAGTTTCAATCTAAAAAAGGCAAGAAAAATGACGAACCAAGAAATGTTTTTAAAGAGATTAACTCTCTTGAATATCCCCTTATCACTAGAAGGGAAGGAACTTCCATCAGAACTGAAAGCAAAAATCATGCTTATGCGTGTCGCTTACGACAAAGCTGCAAAAGCATTCGATGATGATATGCAACAGGTTCTTAAAGAAATAAAGAAGGAAGGATATGACGAGCGCGCACAGAAAATCAATCGCATGAAAGAGATTGACGGTAAGGAAGATGCGACAAAAGAGGAAAAGAAAGAAGCGGATGAAATCAGAAAAACAGAAGAAGATTTCAACAAGGAAACAGAAGAACTGAACAAAGCATACTCCGAAGCATACCAAGAGAAAATGAAAGAGGAATGTGATATGAAGCCTAGAAAATTCGCTTTTGAAGGATTCGCTAAAATCATTGAACTTATTGGTACTGACGGTGCAATTAAAGTGAAATGGAACTCTCCCGAAGCATTGGAAATACCGAAGGAGGAATTTATCTCGCTTATCGCAACAAATCTAGTAGATGAATAAGCCGTTTTCTATATTGCTATTTTTTTTGTTACTGTCGTGTTCTTGTTCACGCAAGCTACTTCCATCTTCGACAAATACAACCATAGTAGACCACAACACGACAGTAACGGAAAGAGTAGTATGGCAATCAAAAATAATAACTCTTCCAACAGAACACATACAACATACAACATTTGAAGATAGTTCACACTTGGAAACATCATTAGCCGTATCAGACGCTAAAATAATGTCGGATGGCAGGCTTTTTCATAGTTTGAAAAACAAGAAAGACTTTCTACAAGACAGCATCCCATCCTTGGAAAAAGAAACGGTAGTGACGAAAGATTCGATAATAACCGTGGAGAAAATTGTAGAAGTAAAGGTAGAAAAGGAATTGTCTAAATGGCAAAAAATACTAATCAATCTTGGATACATAGGTATCGGTTTCATATTGTTTTCAGGTTACAAAATAGCCCGAAAGTTCGTGTAACTTTCGGGCTTATTTTATTGGGGATTGATATAATTTTATGGAGCGTAATCTTCAACCATATTATAGGTGGTATTTACCCCTGTGGCTCTTGCTGCAATATAATAATCATAAGAAAAATCTCTACTAACATTAAAGGAATACATAGATGATCTATATGTTCCTTTTGCCGGAACCTGTGCAGTAAGTCCTGTAAGTAATGAACCAGCATTTTCTCCAGCTTCTGGAACTGTTCTTGTCCTCATTAACACAAGAACTATACCACGTATAGTAACAGATGACCCACTATTATTTGTTATAATGAAGTTGTACGTAATTTGGTTATTAGAAGAGTTCCATGTACCAAATGCTTCTATTACGTATAGAGATCCAGCTGCATGAATAGTCATTATTTTTGGTGTTACTGGAATAGGTATGTATATTCCTTGTTTTAATTCATCATCTACTCCTATTTTATTAGATGACAAGAAAAAAGATACTTTCCATTTACCTACATAACCACCTATATTTAATAACCTTATAGATACTGAATCAGTAAACATACTTTCAGATGTTACTAAAATGTATCTAGTATTTTGTAAAAGTCCTACCCCTGCATACATTTCAGAAAATGGAGTTCCTTGATAGCTTAAATAGGATAGCAAAATGTTATCATCAGCATTTGTTGTCTGTTCAAGTTGTATTTCTAGATTGTTAGATGTGTCCAAATATACATCTGATGGAACGTCATCTCCAAAAGGAACTATAGCATTATGATTATATCCGTTGAAATCCAATATCCGATAAGGTGCTGAATCTCCACCAGTAGGAGCATTATATCCCCAGTCTACACCATCAAAAAGGTCTTTTAGAAATCCGCTATTAAGCGTTCCTGGCGACATGTATCCCACTACACTTAGACCACATAAACCATCATTAGCTTTCCAATAATCAGAACGATAATCTAAGTATGGTTGCCTCACAGGTTTATATTTACTCCATTTATTTATTTTCCCATGCGTATTTGCGCACGCATACCCTAAATCATAACCGTTACTAGTAGGACCAATACCTAGGGTAGGATATACATCACTATCCAATCCGACAGGTGCGGTGATTTTACCGTTAGAGTGACCCATAGACTACACCTCCACAAATTTATTGCAGACGATATTGCCGCCCATTGTCAAACTACCCGTCACACGTACATCACCATCAATAATGACAGCTTGTGACAAATCAAACTCTTCTGGTACCTCACTACCATCTAAGGCTATTATCTCATAAAGCCCCTCTGTCGGGCTAAAGCCCCTCTGTCGGGCTAAAGCCCCTCTGTGCTCCCTCGCTTCGCTTCGGTCGCACACCAAATTTCCGTTTACAAACAAATTAATTTTCATAAATATTGTTTTTTAAATATTTCGTAACACTATCCATTACACACTCAACACACCAACCTAAAAAGTATGCAAAGTGCTCATCCTGCCCATTTTTATACCCCATTGCTATATCACAATAATCAAATACATTACATACAAAATGAGATGATTCATGAGCAACAGTGCTTACCCCTATACCATCGTTGGATAACCAAATAAGTACACCTAAATGGTTTGTACTTTTTTCCCTTACAAAAATAGTCATGCCTTTACAGCCCTTAATTTCATCTTTGGATGTATCTATCGGGTCATGATTAAGTTTGGTGAATTTTCTATATATTTTCCCCCATTGATCATCCCCCACTGCAACATAAAGTTTTAGAGGATATATTTTAGGATCGTATTTTGTTATCATCGCAAAACATCTTTTAGTAATATATCGGGATGCTCTTCTTTAGGTTTAGATTCCTTGAATCTATATATAAAGCCACTTGCATCCTTGTTAGCTTCCTTATATAAATCTTCTGTAAGAGAAGCCTTGTACAACTTAACTTTCTCTTCAAAATGATAATCAAGTTTAGGCTGGTCCATTATTACTCCCTGTATATAACTCCATGAATATTTCCATAGCAAAGCCCAGTCCTTGATTATCATCAATCCTCCGAATAGCCTTAAATCTCCTCTGAATTGGGGGAAATCTTTTTGGATAGATCCTCGTGAGCCGATTTTGCATCGAGAGATAATTTCATGGCATCCTTCTTGCTTAATGTCGCTGTCGTATCTATCAAGAACGCTAAACGGATTGTATTTGTAAAAAAATCACTTACATTAGCCCCCTCCACGATGGCTTCTATCAACGGAGTGAGTTCCTTATGGTCATAGTGCCTGCTTAACCACCAAGCGTATATACGCCTTGCAAAAGGAATTATCTCAAAAAACCAATAGTTATTCAATACTCCTGCCGCTGCAACTTTATACGGAATAGATGCGTCATTTTTCATAATTGCAATCATTTCCTTTTTCGCTGTATCGGGATTGATAATGTCACGTATCAACAGCTTGTCTACAATATAATCGTATGCACCTAGTCTAAGGCCACGCACCTTGAATTTCTTATTGCCAACCATAACCTCTTTGTATTTATGAGTGGCAAACTTCTGCATCTTTATCTGATCATCTAAGTCAGGTTGCTTCCAGTTGAATATTCCCATTTTTAAACTAACTTGAACGGTTTTATCATTAATTTTCCTTTCACATCTACCTTTGATATGTTCTTTGGAGTATTTGTATAAACAAATACCCTTGTATATTTAGACGATACAATATCAAGTTTGGCATCGTCAATCAAAGAAACATGAACTATGCTGTTATCAAGCGCAACAAGGCTTACACGGCTGTTATCCTTGACATACATTTCTCCTATACCGAAATCGTTGAATGTGACAACACAATCACACGAACCATTAAAAATAGACCATTTAGGATTGCTTATGAACAGGTTTGTATCATCAACGAAGATATTAAACTTCTCCCTAACTCCTGCAAATTCCTTTTTGATTATTTCATTTGACGGGTATCTGTTTAACAGGCAGAAATCAATACCTCTGATATATTTCTCGCATAATTCATATTTATCAGGTTCTCCCCATTCATTTGTCCATTCCTTACACAGCCCAAGATTTATAGCTTGCGACTTCAATTTTTCAGATAATTCCTTATCGTTCATTATGTTTCTTTTTATTGCAAAAATACAATAAAAGTTAATTCGAATAAAAAAGAAACAGTTAAAAAACAATAAAAGCCGGACAAAATGCCCGGCTAATAATCCATCAATCGTCTACATCAACCAGCAGACGACGAATTGTCAAGTTCGAGAACCATCATGGTTTTCAAATACTGAGTGTTAACTTCCAATGCTGTCACAGTAACGGAGAATCCAAGGTATCCAGCGTTACTTGGAGCACCTGTGAAGCTGACAGCCCATGATGCCTTCGGGAAGAAGATCATACGGTCACCAGTACCGTTGATAATACCGATAGGACGTACAAACTGCTTGAATGAGCTTGCACCAAACGCTTTCAACTTCTGAGTAGCACCTTTTCCAAAAGCATCAACGGTATCAGTTAAGCTATTCAATTCCAACTCAGCCTTTGATTCATTTCCTTGCGTAAAGAAAGCGAAAGCAGCTTTTGATGTAGACATACCTGTAAAGGTAAATGCCATAGTTCCCGGTGTGATATTTTGAAATACGGTAGCACCCTGTTCGTTCTTTGTTTCAGAAGTATCAGCGTCAGTACCAGAAGATTCCGTAGTACCAGACTCAATATTTGGAAGAATCTTCGGATTCCTAAAACTTGAATATTGAGTACTATCGGTGATTTCAATCGCATCAAATGTCAAAGCAGCCGACTGCCCGTTCAAGTAAGCAGGGCTAGTGTCTAAATTTACTCGTGCCATTCTATTTTCTGTATTTAAAAAGTTATTGTTAATTGTTGAAAACGTATCTACCGATGCGCCTCCACTGTTTTTTCTCACGTTTCTCATGCAGCTAATCCTTTGAAATATCAACATTCAACAGGACGGACATATAATAGAACCCAACCCCGTCAAACATTGGTGGTAAAACATTAAATATCTCGAAATGAAGCTGCACAGTCTTTTGCGGGAACAGTTCTACCATTTTCTCACTCAACGCATCCATGACAGACGGATATACGTTCCCGGGCAATGCCCTTACAAACAGAGTAACCGTAGCCATCGTTTCGCCTTTCCCGAAGTGACCGTAGGGGCCGCTCTCGGTATTGCTGACAATTCTTGTATTGTTGTTTACGACAATAAAACTAGTTACCTTATCATCAACACTTGCAGGACGCTGCACCTTATATACATCGTCAGCAATCTTCTTGTCCAATACAATATTGTACAAGGTGGTATTTATTGTTGAAGGATTAAAGTAGCCCATAACTTCACTTAAAATATTTGTTTAACATATTAGCTGCAATTTTCTTAAAAACCACAGTATATTTACCCCCTTTTAAATCTGTCTTTGTCTTAATCCAAGAATCTGAAAGAACGTTCAACAGGTGATAGTTCTCCACATACTTGGCATAATACATGACAGCAGCGACAACCAGTTCATATTTTTCAGAACCATCGGATTTATAACTGTTGAAGAAATCTTCGGCAAGTTCACGCCCCCAATACTCGACATTGTTACGTTTCCTAGGCTCATTTGCAACTTTCGTTGCATTTGCCCACACAATCTTCTTTAGGACCCCATCTTTGTAAATGCCACATCCATAACTATCTTCAAGATTGAAAGTTTGGTTGGTAAAGCCCTCCATGTCTTTTATATCATCCATGATATTCGTGGCAATATCCTCCATGAACTGCATGATGGAAGCATCCAAGGCAAGCTGGACATTACTACCAAACTCTTTCAATACTTTATCGTTGTTATTTGCCTGCATTTTTTGTACTTGTCTTTCTTGTTACTGGTTTACTCAGTTTCTCAATCTGCTTTTTTAGCAAATCTCGATCAGCCTTAGCGCATTTCAGTTCCGTTTTAATATCATTCATCTCATTGTAAAGCTCCTGTATCTTCTGATAAGCATCGTGGAGAGATTGCTGATAACTCAAAATTTCCTCTTGCGCCTTCTTCAACTGAGCACCCTGAATAGCAAACCCCTTTTCAAGATTGTCCAAGGTAGAAGAATCAATTTCAGTTTCCATCTTTTCCTTCTTCTGCTTAAACATTAACATTGAAGTTAGAAGGGTTATGCCATTTGTACCCAACAAAGCAAGTATTATTTCCGTCCAATTGATTGTCATAGTATTCTAGTTTTCTATTTGGTTAAAGTATATTACCGTACCAAATTCCATATTGTTAAATGGAGGTTTCTTTATCTCACGCCAACTATTGCTGTTGTCCGAAAACGGATGGTTGAAATTCTGCCAATCCAACAGACACCCGGAAGGTATGGTTACATCGTTATCTTCTAGGTAGGCGGCATATTCGGATTTGTCAACATCATTCGTTTCCGAACCTGTATCCTTTTCCTGTATGTTTGCCCTTCCTTCGTATATCATCTCCCAATACGGGGTGGTCTGATATTTATCCGAACTGTTCTTGTTCTGATAAATTCTCACCATATCAGGAAACATATCCTCACCTAAAATACTTTTTCCCATACTACCATCTTAATCTAGTTATTTCAACATCTGTTCCAACATCCAAATTCAAACCCCATTTGGCGTATAAATCCTTTGCGCGTTGCTCCAATCTTTTCTTGTCATTGATAGAAATAGTCTTGCTTGTGTCGGTAATTGACCAGTTCCCGGCTTTCTTCGTCTTTCCCTGTATCGTTGAAGGGGCAGTACAAACAATGAGCAACAAGTCAGCATAAGCCAGATCCTTCTTCATCTCAGACGTTTCACGGCTATCATCAGACAAACGGAATCCCCATTTTTGGGCAACACTGATATATGATGTGTTTTTCAACTCATAGTCAATCTGTGCTTTCAGATATTCACGCATAGACATATAGAAATATGCTTCTACCTTCATGTTACCCTTTGCTGTTATCTGAGGGGTAACCTGAATAGTGTACGGATTATCCGAAACTTTCAGTCTATCCTCCGGCTTCAATGTTTCATTGTCGGCAATAAGCCAGTATCCGAACTCTACACTTTCTTCGGGAATAGCTTGGAGCGTGAGAGTATCTCCAATGAAATACTCCCCTGCGCCCTTTGCTGTGCCTTCGCCATTTATATCAATAATGACCTTCATGGTTCAACTTTTTACAATCCCGTAGTTGACTGATCGTCAACCTTCATGATGATAAGGTTGTTCGGATTCTTCATCACAGGACACGCCCACAATTCACCTGAACTCTTCTCAGCATACGGTTCAGAAGAATACTGATGCAAGAACGCGATACGTCCGCCTTCCAAAGAAGAAATACGTACAGCCGGGTTGGTATCCTGCAAATACATTGACGGTGAGTTCTTGATACGGAAGAACTGACCGCTCTGAACAAGAACAACGGTGTTCTTTTCAAAAGACGGTTTGGCTTCCTCAATCACGCCAAGTTTGTTCCATTTTGATTTTTCCTCAATAGGGATAATCACAGGAATAGAGAACACTTTCATCAGCACATCAACAATTTCCTGATTGTTCATAGGATAGATTGTAGTAGATGCTGCGGCAGGAACAAGACGAGCCTGTACTGCTGCTGTCACTTTCGGGTGCATCAGGAAGTTATCATACAAATCCTTGGACATTTCAAAGTGATCGTATGGTACACCGTCATCGTCGGCAATCTTGCACATTCTTTGAAGGTCTTTAATAGGATCTGCATTCTCGTTCGGTGTCCAGGAAGTATCGTTAAACCATTTCTGTTTTAACGCTTTCAACTTATGTTTTGCAGGAACACGATAGTCGATTTGAACAGGAATTGAATTAGTACCACTGGCTGTATAGTTAAGCATACCTGTAGAAAGAGCCTGATAAGTCATGCAGTTCAACTCGGTATGGAAACCTTGAATACACGCTTCCATCTTTGTGAACCACTTCTCACGGATCTTGTCAAGCAATGCACCTTGCGGAATGTCAAGTTCATAGAACTCCTGAATATCGGTTTCCATAAACTGAATGGCGTGACCCATCTTCGGAATACGGCCCGAATACCATTCAAATCCCGTAGTGTCCATGATAGGCTTTTCAGCCAAAGGAGCCAGCATTACAGGACGGGTAGCCTGTGTGTATTCGTCAACCATGACATTCCATGATTTGCTCATCTGAGGAACATCCCAATCTCCGTAGCTTCTCCAGTTTTCGTTATAAAATTTCTGATTGGCATAATCCATAAGTTCCTGCATCTCCCCGGAGAAATGCCAATCATAGAAACTAAATGTCGATCTTTGCATAAAACGAAAAAATTTAATTAGTTATACAATGTGTAACGGAAAACGCAAGGATATGATTCATCATCCTTCATCGCCTTTTTGATTGCCGAAGCTACGGGCGGAATGCGTTTTTCCAAAATCTCACTTGTCACCATCCATGCACCGTTGAAAGGATAGAGAGTGGCACCAGGAGTGGTGTCAACATCATAAGGCAGAATAGCATTTGGAATAACCTTGAATTTTGCGCTAGCACCAGTCTGTGTAACCTCAACCAAAATATCGGTCAATTCCAATTTACCTGCATCCCCGGACAATGTAAGGATGTCATATTCGTCATGAGACGAATCAATAGCGTTAATGGTAAAACCAGTTGTAGTACCTGCGGCAGTAGTAGGTGCTTTACCGACAACCATGCCAACCTTGGCAACTGTATTACCCATGATTTTTTCAACTTTTACCGTAGTACCAGAATCCGATTTCTCGTACATTCTGAATGAATAGTGAATGTCACCGCCATTCTGCTTTGAGGAATCACATTTAATCATGGTACCAGCCGGAAGTTTGTTCCCAACTGTAGGCATACGTTCTACTGAAACGTTACATCCTACCAACAGTACGTGCAAAGACGTATCATTAGAAAAGATATGTCTTGCGCCACCAATCTTACTATAACTTGCTGCAAGAACTCCTGCTTTCATAATTAAAAAAAACTATTTGTTAATTTTACTGTAATATCGGCTGACAATGTTGTTTTCCTTGTTAGCCTTATCTTCTTCTCTCTTTCTATCTATGAATGACTTTACATCGCTAGAACCACCCTTGTCAGAGATGAAAGGATTAATGCCATCCTTTGTGTATTTAGTACACGTTTCATTGTACTTTCCCTGTATTTTCAGAAGAATGCTTGTATCTTCCTCTTCGGGCGAAATCTGAATGTTCTCAAAAATGATGTTGCGCAACAACTCGTTAGGCATACCCGCTTCCGGGCGTTTAATCAAATCAGACAGCTTCTTGCGCTTTTCAGTTACAATCTGCTTCTGTTTTTCCTCTTGCTCTTTAGCTTCAAACTCTTTCTTGAACTTTTCAAACTCTTCAAGTTTAGCCTTGACATCATCGGGCAACTCAAACTGTTTCTGTTCGGATGATTGTTGTTGTTGTTGTTGTTGTTGTTGTGACGAATGTGATTTTTCCCATTCCTTTTTCAAGTTGGATATCTCCTGTTCCTTGATTGTATCCCACTCTTTGCGCTTATCAGACGCAAACGCTCTTACCTGACCTGCCACAGTATTCTTTAAATGATTCACAACACTTTCATTCCAGAACTTTTCCGCATTTTCCTGCGGTGCGAACGCTGAGAACTCATTAATTGTCTGTTCGATTGTACGATCTGTAATAACGGAGCTACTTTCTCCCAACGCATTCTTGATACCTTCAAAAATGACTTTTACATTTTCATCCATATACTATTTATTTTTTATGTGATTCATGCACAAGACCTTTGCGCACAGTAAGTACCTCTTACCGATGCAAATGTAGTTAAAAAATGTGTATAAGCAAAAAAATATTTAAAAAAATATTATATTTGCGGGATACATAGAAAACGATGGAAGAAATTGACTTAAAATACCGAGGATTAAAGACTAAGGATGTTGTCAAATCGCTGAAACGATATGGCAAAAGGGGAATCATACCATATAAAAGCCTTGATTTCGTCCAAAGATATATAGAGGACAGAAGAAGCAAGGGGTACAAGGTAAATATGCTTGCCCCACAGAAAGGTTCACAGGAGGCATTTCTAAGGAACAGGGCAGGAATAAAGATACTTCACGGGAATCGTGGGGGAGGAAAATCCGTATGCCTTGGAATGGATATACTGAGTTCATGCAACCATCCGTCATTCTCCGCACTCGTTTTCCGTAAGGACAAGACATCCGCAGAAAAAGCGGACGGTATTCTTAAAGTGGTTTCAAAGATGGTTGAACCTTATGGTGAGTATATTGATTCAAAACGCCTTTCAAGACTTGACGCAGGAGGTGAAATACGGTACGATTATTTCGGTGATGCCTGCCTGTCGGGAGAAAAAGGCGTAAGCGAATTTAAGGACAGACAACAGGGTGGTAACGTTGTCAAGGTGGCGATAGACGAGTGCTCACAGGCAACAGAACCTATCATAAACTACCTTCAAACGGTATTGCGTTCATCATCAGGACTAAGAACAAGTCTTATAGGCGCGTGCAATCCAAATCCGTACAGCGATTTCTGGAGAGCACTGGTATCATGGTGGGTGGACGATGACGGAATAGCAATTCCAGAAAGATCGGGGAAAGTAAGATATTTCTTTCAATATGGAGATACTATACATGAAACAGCATGGGGTGACAGCCCACAAGAAGTATTTGCTCAGGCAAAAGATTATATCATCGCAAGATTCGGTAAAAATACCAAAATTGACGAAACAAACTGTAAAAGATACATCAAGAGCATAACCTTTATAGCTTCCGGGCTGGAAGATAACAAGATACTTATGGCTTCCAATCCCGACTATCAGAAAAACCTTGGAGGAACAGCACAGGAAGTATCCATAAACGCATTAGGTTCATGGAAGCTGATAAAAGGGGGAAACGAGTGGATAACCCGTGACGAAATGGAGGAAATGTTCTCATCGCAGCCCGTGTTTGACGATTACTTTGAATGTGCTACACTGGATATAGCATACGGTCTTGGTGACGTTTGTGTAATGGGGCACTTCATAGGACATCACTTACAAGACCTAGAATGGTCAAACACATTAAAGCCTAGGGATTTGAACCGATGGGTAAGAAACAATCTACGGAAATGGGGAATCGGTGAAAACAGACTGGCATTTGACGGTCTTGGAGCACCTACATTCCGTGACGCATTTCCCGAAAGCCTGGCAATACTTAGAGGTGTTCCGAAAAGACTAGACAAAAGCAAGGATGATCAACCTGTAAGATTCTATTTCGATCTAAGGGCACAGCTTGCCGATGAAATGGTAACACGTATAAAAGGAACAAACCTAGGATATTGCGGATTCAGTATAAACCCGGAACTTCTTGACAAACCGTATGTGAACAAAACAATACGGGAAGCACTGATGGATCAGAGAAGAGCAATAAGACGTGACGTGGAAAGGGAAAACGGGAAACTAAGACTGCTGAAAAAACAGGAGGCAAAAAAGATTGTAGGATGCTCTCCAGACTTGATAGAAGGAACATTTTTATACAGGACATATTTTGATATATGCGATGTAATGATTGACATACCTAACGATATAATGGATGAATTAAAATATTTATAATTACCTATGGAAATTTTAAAATTAGACGTTTTATTACGAAAAGAACCGTTCAAAGTGGCACTTCCGTCAAGATGTGACGATGGAAGAGGTGGAGGAACAAAGAAAAAGCCAAGACGCTCCACTTTGATATACAAATATATGTCACAAGATGATTTCCTAGCGCAATGGGATACATCAGGGCATTATATACACAACAGACCCGACTGGAAAGACAGTATCCCGTCAGACGAGGATGCCACATCATCGGATGATGAAAGCGCGAATGTAGGTGCTCAGAAAAGAAAAAAGAAATTGGCATCAACTCCCTATGTACTGCAAAGACGAGCATTTCCTCTTCAAAGGATGATACACAAGAAAAGGGTATCACACCTGTGTACCAATCCTCTTAAATTTCAGATAAAGAAAAGCGCGTCAAACCAGCAGAACAGGGATAAGCTGACAACATACAAGGAATACTGGACTGATTCTCTCATGGAAACAGCCAAGTTTGAACTTATAAGCGAAGCCGGAAAGGTAGGAGATGCTGCCATATATATATATAAGGATAAGGACGAGATAAAATACAGGTCTTTCAGCTACTCAAAAGGAGATATACTGTATGAACATAAAAACAGAAGAGGGGAAAGAATAGCTTTCGCAAGGGAATATACAACCACATATATCTCGGCTGATGGAGAAGAGCATACAGACACACTTGTCGATGTATGGACTAAAGATGAGTTTTACACGCTTGATTCCAACGGAGATATAGCAACGGATATTGACGAAAACGGAAATATCATACAACTGCATCAATTCCATAACCTGGGATTTATACCTGTAGTATATCTACGGCTTGAACTTCCATTTTGGGGGGCAGTACAGGACTTGATAGACGATTTCGAGTTCTTAATGTCAATGATAGGAGAATACAACACACGACAGGCATTCCAAATGCTACTTATCAAGACTAACGGAAGAATAAACATTCAAAGAAACGGATTGGGAGGAACTTCCATTTTACGTGTAGGGGCAGAAGATGATGCACAGTTCATGGGTAAAATGGATGCTTCAAACTCACTGTTCACCGAAATAGATAACATATATAACGGGATACTTGACGGAAGCGGTGTCGTTCCGCCAATGCAATCATCGTCAGGTGACAGACCTACTGGAACAACGGCAATGTATTACGAGCCGGAAATGGAATGGGCGAGAAGTGATGCACAAATGATGAATACAGCCATAAATGACATGGCCAATATATTCAAATACTATGTAGGAGTAATGGAAGGTGACGCCACAGGTTATAACGCTTTAAGAATAAACGCTACCATAGAGCCATACTCATACATAGATTTCTCTGAATGGAACAATACACTCGTTCAACTTGTGAACTCCCGAATAATATCATTACAGACAGCAAGAGAGGAAAGCGATTTCTCTGCAAATAATGAAGATGATAGAATGGACGAACAAGACAGAAGATTAAACGATATGGAAGCTAGGGTGATAGAGGAAAATAATGAAAGGTATTTATAACCAATTAAACACTATTTAACTAAATTATTTATGCCATAATTTAATTTATAGTTATATTTGCAATATGAAACGAGCATATAAATATAGACTTAATCCTACTCCTGAGCAGATTGTTTTCTTCAACAAATCTTTCGGGTGTTGTAGGTTTGTATATAACTATATGCTCGGCAAACGTATAGAAGCGTATCAGCGTGACAAGACGAAGATAGGATGGGTTGAACTGGCTAAGATGCTTACAGAACTTAAAAAGGAAGATGGGAAGGAATGGCTTTCGGAAGTATCAAACGAGTGCCTGCAACAATCCATAAGAAATATGGACAGCGCGTTCGTGAAGTTCTTCCGTGAAAAGGCAGGATTCCCAAATTTCAAGGCGAAGCATTACAGCCGACAGTCATACAAGGCTATAAATTCGGTGTCTGTTGACCTTGACAACAACAAGGTAAGACTTCCAAAGATCGGATGGGTTAAATTCTTTCCAAACAGGAAATTTGACGGTAAAGTATGCTCTGCCACGGTAAGCAAGACACCAACAGGTAAATATTTCATTTCTGTCCTTGTTGACGATGGAAAGGAAATACCTGTAAAGCCTGCTGTCAGATATGATACGTCTATCGGTATAGATGTCGGTATAAAGGATTTTGCAGTTTGTTCAAACGGTGATGTGTATGCCAATCCCAAATATCTTGAGAAATCGGAAGCAAGGCTAAAGGTGTTGCAAAGAAGATTCTCAAAGACAAAGAAAGGTTCCAACCGAAGAGAACGGGCAAGAAAAATCCTGGCAAGACAGTATGAGAAGGTTTCCAACCAACGCAACAATTTCCTGCATCAAGTCACATCAAAGATTGTCCGTGAAAACCAAACGATAATCATTGAGGATTTGAATGTAAAGGGTATGTTGAAAAACCACTGTCTTGCAAAATCCATATCATCCGTTTCATGGAGCGAGTTTTTCCGACAGCTTGAATACAAGTGCGAATGGTATGGACGCAACCTTATACGTATCGGACGTTTTGAAGCAAGTTCCAAGACGTGTATATGCGGATACGTTAATAGTGAATTGAAACTCAGTGACCGTGAATGGGTTTGCCCGAAATGCGGAAGGCACAATGATCGTGACATTCTCGCTTCGGTAAACATCAAACGGTTCGGACTAATATCACCCTTGGTAGAAGGGGTTGAGGACGTGGAGTGGTCGGCAGTAGTCGGGGCAGTGAAACGTCAATATGTATGTGTATAATTACCTATATATGATTACCTTTACAAACTTACTAAGAAAAATAAGAAGGGCATTGGACTATATATGCCTTAACAATTTGAGAGTTGACGGAATGGAACACCTCATTGCAGGAATACTTGTAGTAAGCATGGCGCAATGGTTTTTCTCCGTATGGACAGCAATAGCACTAACCTTGTTCATTCTTGTAGGAAAAGAAATCGTCTACGATAAGTGGCTTAGACAAGGAGTGCCCGAATGGAGAGATGTATTCTGGGGAGCAGTAGGTATGGTGCTTGGATTAATTTAAAAAAAATCACACCGAAAAGTTTTGATATATCACAAATTATGCTTTTCTTTGTGGTGAACGTCATAACATAATATTTGGCAAAATAAATCGAACAGATTTTGTACAAGATATTAAGAACCCCTCTAAGGTGGCAGAAAGGAAACAATCTGCGACTTCTATGCCCTGCGTATGTTGTGACGTTCACACCTACGGAGGGTTTCTTTTTATCACAATTCGTTAAAATATGAACGTCACAACGAATGAACTTATTCCTATTAGTGATAATAACGGTAAGAGAGCCGTTAATGCACGTGATTTGCATTCTTTTCTTGAAAGTAAAAGGGATTTTTCAACATGGATTAAAGATCGCATTAAATCTTATGATTTTATTGAAGGTGTTGATTTTCAATCATTCACCGAAATTGTGGAGCGAGAAATAGGAGCTACTAAACGAATCGAATATGCTCTATCAATCAGTATGGCAAAAGAGCTATCCATGATTGAGAACAACGAACGGGGAAGGCAAGCTAGAAAATATTTTATCGCATGTGAGGAAAACAAGCATGAACTTTCCCGAAAAGAGCTTGCCTTAATGGTGATTCAAGCCGAAGAAGAGAAAGAACGATTGGCTTTGGAGAATGAAAAGCAGCAAAAACAGATAGAGAAGCTCCAGCCGAAAGCCGATTTTGCCGACAAAGCCTTTGCGATGGAAGGCAAATGTGATATAGGACAGGCTGCCAAGATACTCGGCTTACCATTCGGACGAAATACCTTGTTCAAGAAACTTCGTGAAGCAGGAGTATTCTTTGCTAACAGGAACGAACCAAAACAGAAGTATATTGATGCTGGGTATTTCGAGATGAAAGAAAAGCCTATTCCAAGAGAGAATCACCCAGGTTTTGTCGTGATGGTTGTTCTATGCACACAAAAAGGTCTTGCATACATTAATCACCTGTTTGGCGGAAAACCGTCCGATGGAAAATTGGCGAGAATAGTATAGCACTGTACATAATCTATTATTACTAAAAAACAAGGAGCGACAAAAACATCGCTCCTATATTTCCTTTAACGTATGATTGATCACTTTATCGTAACCCAAACCTGTTCACCACGCTTTATTGCATCGTCAATCAACTTGTTCAATTTGTCAGAAGTATAGCGTGATTCGGTAAGTCTGCCTTTTGATGTATTGTTACCAACAAGGACACACCCGGCAGAATCCTTTGCTGTATTCCCAGCGTGGAAAAGAATACCCTCAAAATGAGGCACATTCAACAGTCTTGGCATATTACGCCCGAATTTTGGTGACCAGTTGTATATAACCTGGTATCTTCCATAAGGAATAGCAGATTCAGCATAAACCTTCTTCTCGTTTCCATCAAACACTCCGTTCTTATTCACGTCAACAACACGATCTTCAAGCGTATTACTGAAAAACTCACCATCAATATACAAACGCCCTATAGTATAATCAGGCTTACACCATTTTCTTTCTACTAATAGTTCCATAATTTTTTATTTATTGATACATTGCAAATGTACAAAAAAAGTATTATATTTGCAATGTAATAATTAAGCTAGTTGATATTTAGATGGGCAGATTTAACTGCAAAAAGTAAAACTTATTTAAAGATATCATTTAATGAGGTTGTCTAGATTTTGGCAACCTCAACAATTTCCAAAAAGCATTAAATGGATACAACTAGCAGTAACATATTGTAAATTAATATGATTATGCAAAGCGATGATTTCAAATTCTTTCGAGAAAATCACGATGTGCTATTAAAGGAATATTTTAATAAGTATATTGTCATAAAAGATCGGAATGTACTATTTTGTGGAGATTCTTTTAAAGATGCTTTGAGTAAGGCTTTGGATGGTGGTCTTGAATTAGGAACATTTATAATACAATTATGTTCAGAAGGAGAAAGCGGATATACACAAACTTTTAGTCCAAGAGTAATATTTGCCTAAAATGGATTCAACTTTATTTGTAATAACGCAACTTACAGAACTCATCAAGTTGTTTACTAATCTTAAAGTTAGATATGAGTTTAAAAAAGAGCCTATTGTTCACTTAATAGAGGTTTATCCAAAAGAGATCTATCAATCAAATGAAGATTATATCTCTTGGGAAAGTAAATTGTATGATAAGTTTACAGAACAATACCCTTTAGAAAATATTTGTTTTATATCGGAAGATGCTTTTGTTAAAGTTGAAAACCCAATTTTTGTCGCATAAAACAGTTGTAAATACCAAATATTATATTTACCTTTGCATTATCATAAAGCATCCGTTAATGGATATAGCTTAAACAGTTAGAATTCGCAAAAAAAATTACTACATTTTTTAAATTTATTCATTTAGGCAAGAGAAGGGCTTCAATCTGTTCTCTTGCTTTTTTTATGTACAAACGTAAAGTCATTGAATTAAGTCTTTCTTATAGAACAATCTAGTTGTTTCTTTTGAAATTTCCACATGACACTTATCCGCTTCTCCATAGCCAATTCTAGCTTCTTTCCAAGGCTTTTCGTTGCGAATTGACGCTCCCAATTCAAACATTGTCCAAGTAGATAGTTCCGTCAAAATACTAATAACAAAATCCTGTTGGTCTTGCGTCAACTTTTCAAATTCCTTATCTACATCTTTTCCGGTAGAATTTGAATAGGTCAATTCTTCATACAGCATATATTTATCTTTAAGACTACCGTAAACCTTACGACTAATAGGGCCATGTACCCATGCCTCAAAAGAATCCTCAATTAATTCTTTATCAAAATATGCCAAATGATAAGCATCGCAGTAAAATAATAATCTCTGCAATTTCAAGTGTGACATTGGCCCATAATGTTTTAAAATATAATCTGATAAAATTATAGAATCTACAGTTCCCATATTTTTAGGTATTGCAAAACAATTAACATTATTTATCTATTTTATCATTGCAAATATACCATATTTTCTGTTACTTTGCACTATGTAAATGAACCATTACGATGTTTTTACTTTGGCAGCAGGCAGATGTGAATCTTTACTGTTGCCTTTTTTGTTACATTACATATAAACATACAATGACACCAAATGAAATAAAAGAATTTGTATGGTAAATTGAAGTCTAATACATACCTTTGCACTATGGACAACGAAAGAGAAATATTATCGAAACTTGACGCTATCATACAGAACCAAAAGGTTTTGTATGAGAATCAAATTGTCATATTTCAAACTCTAGCATCAATCGGACAAAAGGTTTACAGCCAAAGCGATTTCAAGAGTTTTATGATAAACATGGTAGCAAACGGTATAACAGAAAGAGTAGAAGCCAATGATCAACAAAGAAGAAACATCTAAGATTGCAGACTATTACTTCCAGGTAAAAAGACTTGCCAACGGTATAAAATCGTCAACCAAAGAGCGTGCGGAGAAGTTTTCTAAAGACCTTCTAGCCATATTCCTTTTGGCAGGGGCTAAATCGTTCAAGTCAATATCAAAACTCCCGGATAGCCAAAAAGAAAAAGTGCTAGAACTGACCAAAAAGTTTCGTGAGGATATATATAACGACATATACCAATATGTACTGGAAAGCAATAAACTATCACTCGAACTAAACGATGATCTTGGATGGGAGTATATTTCAATGACGGACAACGGCATTAAGGAATACATGGAAAGGACATACGGTGGAGAAACGACAAAGCAGAGAATAAACACAAATACAAACAGATTCCGCGCTGTTATTGAAGTATATCTTGCCAATACATTACTGTCAATAAAAACGAACAATATAGAAAAAATAACGGATGAGGTTCAAAAGAAGATATGGAACAACATATCATCACCATATAACGTATCATTTATTCCACCAAGCAAACAGAAACATTATGGGAGAGGATATGCTACAAACGGTATAAGCCAGTTGTATGTTATAGAACAGCAGATGATTTTAGGTATTTTCAATGAAGCAAATTACAACTCATGGAAAAACATTCCAAATTTCAAGGGATGGAGAACAGCAGTAACATCTAAGAACCCATGCCAGTTCTGCATTGATGAGCAATACAGAATACACACAGACAGACCTAAGCTGCCGTTCCATGCCCATTGCTTGTGTATATTATATCCGGTGTTTAATACATAATAACTTGATAATCAACATACCATTGAGTAACATTACCATAAGATGGGGGATTTCCAGCATCAACCACATCATTACGGGTAAATGATTTAGGAATATTTGTGCACGAAGGCATCAATATATTACCTGACCAGTTACCTGTATAAGATCCATCTTTCGCTCTCCATCTATATCTAGCGTATGGTCTGCCGGATGAAGCAACGTAATCACTAGAAGTGTTATTTGTAATGTTCAATCTGCATTTAGAAGAAGTAGACCCATTTGTCAACTGTCCGTAAACAGAAAATCCAGAAGCGTTGGCTGTTGTATCTCCAAGTGTAATAGAAAGACTTTGAGTAACCACTATCGGCTTACGAATAAATCCGTCAGATGTAGTAGGGATTAAGCATAATACATTTCCACTGTAATCACAAAAATAACCCTTAATATAAATATATGTATCCCCCATAGATATGAGATTATTGCGATTAAGGGTAATTGAAATTTTTCCTGTACTATCAATACTACTTACAACGAAAACCCCAGAATCCACCAACTTCTTTAATTGATTATATACTTCCACCTTTATCTTCATATTAGACCAAGTAAATCCCCCAAGTATTTTACCCCAATTATACCTAGAATCAGCCCAATATGGTGAAATTGTAAGTACAAACGTTGTCTTTGTAGCATCTACAGGATTAGTTAGAATATCTTTATCTATTGTAAGAGGTTTAGCCCCATGATCGTATCCATCAAAATCAGTAAGCCTGGCCCATGTTTTAGGTCTATCATATACTAACTTCTTATTTACAGAATCATAAATTATACCAGGTAAACTAGCGTTGTCAAATGAAGGGCTAGACGCTTCTTTGGGTTTTATATAACTCCACATATTAATTTTTTCGCTAAGACAAGCATACCCTAAATCATAACCGTTACTAGTAGGGCCGATACCTAGAGTAGGATATACATCACTATCCAACCCTACAGGTGCGGTGATTTTACCGTTAGAGTGACCCATAATCACCCCCTTCCTCTATAACGGTATAAGAACCTTTACAAACAACAATGCCATTACAACTGATACTACGACAATGAATATCGCCATCAATTATAACAGCATCAGAAATGTCATAATCACTAGGAAGTTCCCCACCACATAGTGTTATAACTTCGACTGCCCCTGTGCAGCTAGACTGCCCCTGTGCAGCTAGACTGCCCCTGTGCAGCTAGACTGCCCCTGTGCTCCCTCGCTTTGCTTCGGTCGCACACCAAATTTCCGTTTACAAACAAATTAATTTTCATCTAACTCACGTATTAAGTCATTAACATACTTTACACAAGAATCCAACTCATCATACCCGTCCAAAATAATAGCACCCACAGTGATGTGAAGTTTGTCTATCACTTCTTTTTTGAACAGCACGGCATTCGCCTTGCTTGTATAAGACTTTTCTATTACCGTTATTGCGGAATCAATCATCCTAGTTACTTCGGATGGTGACATCATAGGGATATCAGCACCTTTCCGCCAAGACTGATATTCTCTCATTTTTTTTAGAAGTTCTTTTTTTCTCATGTGTTTAGTAAATAAGGGGTGGTTATAGCATAAATGAAAAGGACTATACCACCCCTACCCCTTTTAAATTATGAAAAGAATTAAAATACAAACAACAGTCCATAAGACAAATGTTGTTTTAATGATCTTTTATGGTACAAATATAATAATTATTGTGAATTAAACAACAATCTCCCAATCATCGGCAAACACATCTCTAATAGACGGGACCCATGAATCAGCACGCCCAGTGTTCTCGTTGTAGATAAGGCATTGACTAGTATAGTCAATGAAACCTTTGCCTTTCAGAATAAGGTCTTTTGCTGATTGCGGAAGAGATTTCATCTTTGGAATAACATCACTCTCTATATGAGCTGGAACCTGTTTGAATACCATTAATCCTTCCCCGTTCCAGCCCTTTCTACGAATTGGATAACCTGCTTTGAGAGCCATAATAGCCATACCAAAATTCATCTTTATTACTTTAGCACCATCAGAACCTTGCATACGCTGTATGCGAGTATCAAGAAGCCGTATATAGTCAAACATAGTATAGCACTGCATTTCCAGCAAACACTTGTTGTATATATCATTAACGACTTCATCCATTTTCCCTGAATCTATGAAAGCGGCCAACTTTACATATCTTCCTTTGAGTTCTTCGGCTTCTATCTGCATACGGTCAACTGGTGTTTCGGCAATATTATACGCCTTTTCAAACGTATCTTTAGGACTCCAGCTTTCATACCCATCTTCATAGCGGACATGATAACCCTCATCATCGAAATTTTCCGTTGACGGTTTTTCTCTAAGAAGATGTTTTCCCCACGCATCACCTCTTGTCATAGGTTCTGCTTCAATCTGTTTTGTTCCAATGTACTTTTTCATATCAATCTATTGTTTAATTGGTTATAAATGCCTTTTAATTTACTATAAGTCGGATTTCTCCGTTAAATGCTCATCGACAATGTTATGGAAAGGTTTTATATGCCAGCAACACTATTCCTACCCCACATAATTGTTTAATCACTGACCTTAGAGCAAGAGGCTTGAGCAAACACCCCTTGGTAACTATATATTCTCTCCTAACGATTAGTCTAATCAACCTGGACTTTTAGCCTAGTGGATAGTTGATTCTAAACTACAAATAAAATCGGATGGAGGAAAACCCGAAATATGGCAAAAAAGATAAACCTCCATCCGCAAACAAAAACAAGAATTTGATCAATACAAGCAAAAATCACACATTTCGGACAGCATTGCAATGCTAAAAGGGTAAATCATCCCGTCTTTCAGGCTGAACAGGTGCAGGTGATGGAGCTTGTGCTGGTTGCGGCATATCTATCTTAAAGCACCCAACTTCATTGTAATATTTACCCTGGTATTCTCTTGCTCTGATTTCAAGATGGGCAGTAATAGTATCACCCTCTTTCAATTGAAGATCACACAGGTTGCCCATTACATAGAAATACACCTCTTTGGCATACATGGAACCAATTTCCTCAACGAGAAAATTTCTCTTTTGCCAAGGATTGCCTGCCTTGCTTGTACCAGTCTGTAACTGACCTACTTTTTTTACTTTACAATTTAATACTAAATCCATTTTTTTATTTTTTATACTTATATTCTTTTATTTTGTCCAACTCTCTCATTGCGGACAGCCTTCTTTTGTGAGCGTCCACCCTTATCCAGAAAACCTTCCAGCTAACTTCCTTACCGTTAGTGGTGTTCTCTTTAAGTATCTTGCCACATTTTAAAATCTCGTTGACAAGATAATCATACCGTTCTTTATCATAACAATATCTCATGCGACAAAAGTAATATTAAAAAATAAACTAACACAGAAAACAATACTAAAAATAGTTAACTAAATGGTTAATTCTTCCTCTTCCTCTTTCGACAATGCTTCCACGTCACCATCTTCACCTTTAGGGAAATACAGTTTATCAAGATAATTGCTTGCTTCACTCTTTTCAGTGAAACTCTTTACAACACTCCCCCGTTTGCTAACGACACGGTAACTAATATTATCCTCTGCTACAACTTTGTAACAATTTAAATCATCCACATCTACAACATCGGGAGCATTATCATCAATACGCATCATGCTCAATATATGAGAATACTCGTTCACCTTCACCGTACAGGAAAAAACATTAGGAACTGGTTCTACTATCAATCCGGCATTTATCAATGAATCAAAAACAGAACGTCTAGGTTTATATTTCAGTTGCCTCCTTATAAACTTCAACGTTATCATATTATCTCCCCTCTGTGCGGATAATACACACAAACGTAATACCCGTAACGCATCAATACTACATAGAGGCGAAAGGTACTTGTACAACTGGACAGGAGTAAATTTATGGTAATAATCAAATACTCCCTCTTCCTCTATTTCCCTTACACGCCTTTCCCTTTCTTTATTCCTTACCGTCAAATTAGTGGCTTTCCTTACCGACATAGACTATCCTTTCCATGTATCGTTTTCCTTTATCCATTTACGTTCATCATCACTAAGATCGCCTGTTGATTCACGATGATATACACACTTGTTGCATAACCCTGCCTTGGCACGGACACACTTGTCGCAATCGTATGGAAAAAACGCTATGGTGGTCTTGTCGTAGAAATCTTCACCAGCATCATCATCAGAAAGCCAACCTTTGAACTTTGCAAGCATATCAAGTGCACCTTTCACATCCTTAAAATCAGCAGTATCTATATCAGAACGCTTTAGGAAACTTTCTATAAGACTTATCGCATCTTCAAATTCAAGGTTATCCTTGTTTATCAAAGTCTTTGTCTTTTCCTTATTCTCCCCTTCCAATACACGCCTCATGGATGGTGTCACATAATCGGAAGCAAGCATGGAAGATTTGGCATAATTGACAATCTGTGTTATCCTTGGAGAGTTCACCCATTGCTTGGCTTTCATAAGCAAAGAACGCTCTGACATACCCTCGTCAACAACGTGTGTAGCCTTGTAAAACAAGACAGGATTGGTATCTATGACATAAGCGGACGCAGCCCATAACTCCATCTCATTCGCATCATCAATATGCTTTGCTATATCAATCTTCTTCTGTTTTTCATCGTCAACAAGAAGATTGTTACTAAGGGGAAGTTTACCCCATCCTTTATTCAAACCCATTACCTTTCCTCCTTTATCCTAAATTTTATCTCCCTTACTCTCTCGTCAAGTTCAGAAGAATATTTAAAAAGATTGTATATGCTACTCCTGTCAATACATAGGAAATCAGAAATTTCAGATATACTTAAACCCATGTCACGCATGACACAGCACACAAGCGCACGGTTCATCACAATATCATGCTTCCTGCTTTTCCTGTTAACATCAGTATCGGAGAGTCCGCTTGCCGCTAGAACTCTCCTAAAAACCAAAGCGTTATCAGCCTTTTTCCCCATTTTTCACATTCTCCTTGTCCACTATCAATTGCATTATATCAGCGTAACCAGCCAAATCAACCATATTGTCACGCTTTTTATGAAATCCCTGTCTGCATAGCTTTACAGCTATCTGTACAGCAACACAGTCATAAGGAGATAATTCCTTTCCAGTAATCAAAGAAGCCATCTTGGAAATATTTTCAAAATTGACTACTGCATCACCATAGTCAGACTGCCTGCTATTGCTACGGATATCCTTTGCTTCATCAAGGATGCTTCTCTCTTTAACATGATCAACATAAGCAATACAATCTGAAAAAAGAATATATTCTTTACCCTGGTCATCCGCACAAAGAAACTTTTCACCATTCTCAAAACAGTATTTAACAGTGACAAATTTACCGAACACATTTGACTTGCTTACAGAATCTTCACCGTGAAGTGAAATGTATTTATCACGGTTTATAATTTTCACCCTGCTATTCAATATAACTCCAATCATAATAAATCACCTACCTTTATGTTATCCGCATCCTTCTTGTCAGAAAAGAAGATACGGTCATACTTAGTTTCACCAAACTCAACAAACATGGCTAAGATAAAATACTTGTTCAGTACACTATCATAACCCTTGTCGTAAATCTTGTTTATCTTTTTTGTTTTCATCGTTTTTCACATTTAATATCCATACTGTCACCACCCATCATCATCTTCAACGTACATGTATTGGACATCAGTTCAACAATATCGTATCTTACGTACTCATGTCCATCAACATAACATGTAATGGTTTTACCAGAAATATCATAAGTACCGTAACCATTACCAAAATAGCCCCTTCCTACATAAGTACCATCCTGATTAAACTTAGCGTAAGTAGGTCTTATCATAGGATACCATCTACCATCCACTTTCACCTGAACAAGTTCCCATGTGCCGATAATAGCATCCTTGTATTCATCATCCTTATCATTGGAACAACTACACAACCCCAATAATACTATTGAAAAAATAGATAAAAATAATAAAAATTTCTTTCTCATTTGCCTAAATTATTTGTGTGACCAAAACCTCCATCGCCCCTATCCGTTGAATCAAGGCTTTCAACCTCAACAAATTCAACCTCAATATAATTACTGAAAAGAAGCTGAGCAATCCTCTCCTTGGCGGCAATATAGAAAGGCTCTTTCTCAAAACTCTTCACTATAACACCGATACAACCAGTATAGTCACAATCAATAACACCATCCAACACATCTGCGTCATGAGACTTCCCGTCAACGCCAATAATACCTTTCAGGGAAAATCCGCTTCTCGGCTTGATAATAGCCTTCATATTTGAAGGCATCTGAATGGCTATACCAAGTTTAATCAGATTACGACCTTTTCTTATCAACGTGTTGTCAGGAACATACAAATCATACCCGGCAGCACCATCAGTTTTTTTTTCGGGAAGAACTGCATCCCGTCTTAATTTTAAAAATTTTACTTGATTCATTTTTTATTTATTTTTCTCTTTAAATCATACATAGCGCATTCCCTGCTTCGATAAATCTTGCTTGCAGGATAAATCACATCATTGACAATAACAAAGCCGACAACAGGATCGGTAATGGGAATTACTTCACCATCAACAATAGTAAAATTATTCTCTGATAAAAGCCTTCTCATAGCGGCAATCTGTTCGAGAGTAGCCTTTGATATATCATAGTTGTTAGAAAAGTTAAACTCTAAATTACAGATAAGAACATTCTTGTCCTTATATAAGAAATTAGCTTTCAAACCACCAGTATTAATAAATACATAATCTATTAAATCTCCTGTTCTGCTTTTAGCAAACAGGAAATCTCCTTTCTTGAAATCGTCAATCTTGACTAGTTCATAAGTGCGCTCATCAATCTTCTTCAATGAATACCCCTCAGGTAGTTTTATTATACTTGCATCTGTCTTACCCATTGCGTTCATCCGTGTTTAACCGAAATGCAGCTTCCCTAGCCTCATCCTTCGTCCTATACAACTCTATTTTTTCAAACATACGACCATCATCACAGTCATACGTACACAAGGTGACAGCCCACATATTACCACGTGGAGAATAGAAATACCTGCCGTAATCCTTTCCCATCACCTTGCCGTTAATCCTTACTTCTCCTTTATTAGCCATAACACGCCTTATTTCCTCACCCCAAACTTTTTCCTAAACTCATCAATAGAGCACGCTATTCGCTGACCAAGTTGGTCTACATACAAAACAGCATCTTTAATCATTTTATCATTCTCGGCAAGCATGTGGATAACACTGACAACGACACACTCTTTGCCGCTACCTAATTCAACATACTTATTACCCATGACAATGCGGTCTTTTTCCTTCAAAGGAACAATACGTTCAATCTTGCTTTCACGATATTTTTTCAGTTTTTCAAAGAACTCACGGTGCATGACACGCTCATTCTCATCCATCACATGATAAAATTCACAGCAAATACCGTGAACATTATCCACTGTATTAATCTCATCAAGGTTGTCAATCACATTCTGCAATGCGTCAAAGAAATTCACATCATGCTCATCCAATACTTCTTCTATCATTCTATCAATGGAAGAAATAGCCGCGTTCTTGAAATCAATATCATCACAACTAACTCCCAAAGAGATATAATTACGCAATGAAAGAAGATCTTCCTTAAAATCAATTCCTACTTGAATATCCATTCTCTAAATTGTTTAACATTAATACTATTCAAATTATTAATAACAGCATCTCCGATATCATCGTTATGCTTCAATCCAAAAGACAGGATAGGGTGTTCCCACCATCTCGCCACACGTCCTTTGTCACCCCACAAAGATATAGCTTTATTATCAAAGTCGGGGAACAAAATAACATTTTTTGGCAATTTATTTCCAATCTGGTTCATTCCGCCACAAGCTATCCATACAAAACCGTTACCGAAAGCCATAGATGCTATTATAGCGGTTTTCTCCGATTCAACCATACAAGTTATCGCATCGCTGCAATAATCCCCTAAAAACGGCTTAAAATAACCACGATAAGTAAACCCTTCTCCCGTAGTAAACTTCCTGAAAGCATGGGTTTCCTTCTTCCTGTGACCGTTCGCCCCATATCTTATCCTGTTATCATGGCACACGTTACCATCCTTGTCGGAATACCAGAACACAGCAGATTCCCTTCCAAGACATCCTACCTTATACCTTGAAAACACATCATTCACGGAATCAACACCGAAAACACCTGAAAGGTACTCGTACAGGTTATTACCCTTCCAATGCCCGGCATCGCTAAGCCTGTCAACATACTTCACATCAACAAACCTTGATTCCTGTCTACCCGAATCATACTCCCTCTCGTAGAAATCCTTCAAACTCATCCTGCAACCGTCTGGGCTTGACAGAATCCTAAAAGCATCAGAAGCACTACTGCAACCAGGAAGATAAGACACGAGAAAGTCAAACAGGTTGACAGAATCACCCCCCTGCTCGGTAACGGTGATACTGCCCGACTTGTTCATATAGAAAACCAGCTTGTCCTTCCTGCTATGGCTCTCCAGATTTATCCGGGCAGGCAACGTCCACCGCTTACCCCTACGCCTTAAAGGAAGCCCAAGCACAGTATCAAGATTAGCAAATATATATTCATAATCAATAGAACCCATACTACTTAAAATTACGCCATCCCTGTTTCATATCCCTAAAGAAATCGCTCAACGTATAACGATAACCGTCAGGATATCCTAGAAAATCAGATAGGCATGAAACATATCCACTAGGCTTACGTCCATCCGTCCATCGGTACACCATTTCGGCAGGAACCATAAACACAAGAAGAACAAATACAATGTCAACGTATATGAGAAACATGACAAAACGAATAAAACATTTCATAATCATTCCTCCACATCCCCTAAAAGAAGTTTCTTCGCATAACGCAACGCAAACTCCCAATTGTAATAAAACGTACCTAGCAAATCAAAGAACAGGCTATACACGGCATCCTTGTCTCCATCGGGAACGGAATACATAATATCATCCATCATACGGATATCATCACTGAACCTAGCATTCTTTGTAGTATAACGCCACAAACCGCCAACGGCAAGTATCTTGGCGTGTTCATAAACATGACCGTCAATGGAATATACATCACAAACGTAATCATTAAACCAATCCTCATCGTCAAGCACACCACTAACAGGGCTTGCCGACAAAATCATATTAACAAACACACCAAAATGACAATACTGCTCTATCTTACCCGAATCATTGTCAAACTCAACCTTGAAAGCATCCTTGCCACTCTCATTAATACTGGAAACCATGTCACTTACGTAAAGCGTCTTTAACCACTGGCTGAAATTATACCTTTTCAAACCAGTCCTGTTACGAGCTTCATTTATCGCACACTGGGTATCAGACACACATACATACCAATCAGAAGTAACACGAATACTTCTATCAAATAAAACAATCTCTTTATTATCCATATACAATAAAATTTTTCAGCAAAAATACATATTAAAGTAATATGGCAAAAATAATAACAGTTAAACAATATTAAATCCGCACATTATCTGATAGCTTAAAGAGTGCTTCCTCATCGGTGAATAGAGGTGCTTCGTTGCCATAAATAGCGTTCATCTCGTCTGCAAACTGCATTGCTTCACGGTTAAACTCTTCGGAAAGCTCAATTTGGCTCACGGGAGAAAATGACACTAAAAATACTCCACGATCTTCTTTGTACTCCAATTTCACTTGAAGCCAATTATACTTCATAGTCATACCAGACAACCAAGTATGTAACTTATTTTTTATATTATCTCTATTCATAGGTTTCCGAAATATGTTTTTAGTTTCGCTATCAGACTTTCAGCCTGTGCTTTACAGTCTATGCTTTCTACATCTGTAAATATTCTTCCGCTGTAGTCTGCTTCTATGCGTTCTCTTTTGAGGAGGCGTACTGCTTCAGTAAAGTTGCGCTCGTTTCTATAACCAGTTTGCATCCGTTCCTTAACTTTGAGGAGAATGTTTTCATGCGATGATTCCCCTTCTGTCGCATTCTGATCTTCGAGTGTTATAGGACGACGATCTGTGTGTGCAAGCATGTATTTCATATATTGAAAAACGGCATAGTAAGAGCAATGTACACTATCAGTGTATTGTTTGCATGAGATTAAATTTTGTGCTGAAACAAGATTGCTTTGCGCCTTTGTTTTCATCATTTAGTATGAAATTTTTGTATTATGCCCATATTTTAATTTGCGCAAAAATACATTCTTTTTTCTGATCCACCAAATACTCTATAAATGCAACTCGTATTTTTAAAACTTGGTCATTCTGACCTTTAAAAACAAGTTCATTCATAACAATAAAAAAAGTGCGCCTACTACGAGCTGTCAAATCAACCATAGGGTTTATTTCGGAGGCGTTTCCGTAGCTCCACTCGGTAGGCGCAATATCTTAATCTATACTACTACAATATGTCATGGCAAAAAAAATAACGGTTAAACAATATTAAACAGACAACCTATTATCTTTCCATTTTTTAGCTTTCAACAAACCAACACGGACAGCTTCATTGTTATTCCATTTAAAAATGTCACACATAAGAGATATATATTCATGAATCTTATCTCTATACAACAACTGTTCTTCTGTTGCGTGTTGCCAATCTGTTGTTATACCACATTCTTCTTTTATCATAGTGCACAATAAAGACATAGCTTTTGAGAACTGGCTTTTATTGGAACAATTATTATACAGCGCACCAGTCATTTCCTTAAATGAATCACCGCTATCATTACGATATTCAAGAAGTTTGTCGAATAACCATTCATACACCTCAACTTTCAACTTTGGATTTATAGCCAACGCCAAATCCAAGAATAAAAAAGGATGAACCCATGTATGATGCCCTCTACCCCTTCCGCTAATAATAGCAGTACCATATTTTTTTTCTAACTCCACAATAAACTCTCTTGTATTATTGCTTTGCCGCCATTCATGCCATGAAAACAAAGATTTACCATTTTTTAAAAGCCAATTATTACCAGCTTTAATCAAATCCGTAGCAGAATACATTCCACTATCAGAAACAGTTATTTTTTGACCAAAAATAGATGTATCCATATCAATAAGTTTTATATAACTCGAAATTATTATTCATAATACATTTATAGACTATGCCAATAAACTTTCCAATATTAACCTTGTTGTCTATTCTAATGACCTTATACCCCTTGCCTATTAAAAAGTTGGTTCTATTGATTTCATCAATTGTATCATATCCAATATGCCTGTTTTCATCTATTTCAACTATAATGGATTTATTAATTAAAATATCAACACAATATGGCTCTATAGGATACTGCCTTTCTATCGTAAAATTAATTCCAGATGATTCCATAAATGATTTCAATTCAAAGAAAAACTCACTTTCGTCTATTTTTCTCAAAGATATATCAGAATCAGAAACTAATCCTTGGACAAAAAGCTCGTGTATAAAAAACTTTTTCTCGAACAAAGAAAGCCTATAAGACTTAGATAACCATTCTTTAATACATTCTCCATTAACAAGGACACAACTTCCTCTTCCTTTTTTACTAGGACGAATTATGTTATCTTGATTAAGACTGTTTAATTCAGTATGTTTAAAAGAATTACTTCCTATAAACACATTAAAAACAGACGATTTAAACCATCCATCTTTAACACTTTCTACTTTTACATTATTAAATGTATATTCCATATCTCCTTTTTTATGCAAAGATATGGAATATACATCAATAAACAAAACAAAAAGGGTATTTATTTATCATAAAACAAACCACCATTAGAACGGCAAATCTTCCTTCATTATATCATCAGCCTGTTGGAGAAGATATTCGTCAGGATTGTACTTCCGTCTTAGGACAACCTGGAACATCCTGTTCCTGTTCTCATCCCACGCGGAAGTGACTGAATATCCTTCCTGGCGTATCATGTCAACCATCTTTCTCTTGCTGTAAGGTCTTACACCACAGTCAATACAATATGCACTGTATTTCACATACAGGTCACGGTCACGGATAGCCTCAAGTTCAATTCCCCCATCAGCATCATACCCCGAATCGTAAAGATAGGACAGGACACTGTTGGAATCACGTCTTGCATTCTCCGTAACGGATTCTATCGTATAACTTCTCGTAAACTCACCCTTGTTCTTAACAAACCGTCTTGCACCCTCTATTATCCAGTTTATGATAGCAGCCGATTCCTTTGACAGCTTCAACGGAAGAGATCTGTCCTGTTCCGATTCCTTAAACACACGATAGAACGGGATAACAAGGGAGCGTCTGAAGTGACCATAAGTCTGGTCCGAAACGGAAGGCATCTTGTTAAGGTTGGCCATGAAAGGCGGCATCATGTCGGCAAGGAAAGGCTCACCGAACGGAAGGCGTGCCATAGTAGGCTCACCAGAAATAAACTTCTTGTATTTTCCACCACTCACATCCTTTCCTCCCATCTCGGAAGCGTAGTTTAGCAGCTTCCCGTTTATCATCGCTATATTGTACTCGCAAGTAGACTTGTCACCCGACAGATCAGCCATCTCCATATAAGAAACATTATCCTTACCTAGCGCGTTGACAACAGCGTCAAAGAACACCGACTTACCGTTACTACCACAACCGAGAAGGTAACACATCTTCTCCATCTTGATCTTCTTCCTGTCAACAAAGGCACACCCTACAAACTCCTGCAAGGCATCCTGTGTGTCCTTCACAGGAATCACATCGTCCAGGAACTTCTCCCACAACGGGCTGCGCGCCAACGGGTCATAATTGATATTGATACGTATGCACGATTCTATCATGGGCGAGAAATCGAACGTTTCCATCGTTTCCGTGTCAAGGACACAATTATCAAACGTGATGAAGTTACGCTTGGGATTGAATATCTCATGCGTCACGTTCTTTACGATGGTACGGTAGAACCGCTCGCTCGTATCGGTCATGTACAGTTCGCTAAGACCGTTTATCCGGCACAAGTCCATGCACAGGCGCATCAGATCCTCCTTCATCATGGGAACGAATATCTTACCGTCAAAAGCCATGATGGAACCGCTCCTGTGACGTCTGAAATTGCACTCCCTGCACGCATCAGCTATGTCCATCTCGACCATAGCGGATATGGAACGCTTCCACTCGCCTTCATCCCTGGCTTTACGGAAACCGCGACCACCGCCCTTGTCCGCCAGCTTGCCCATAACGGAATCAAGGATGTATTCATAAGAAGCCTTTGCAGATTCAGCGACAGTCATTTTCCCCTCCTTTCTCTACCGATCCTACCGATCCTACCTGGTCCAGCGATTTCTCCCGGTCCACAACCTTCCCGAACATCACAACGGGATACAGGTCATAATCGTCCGTTGATATGTCAGGGCGTGCGTCCATATCGTCAAGGGAAGAGTACACGTCCGCGATGTGCTCCAGTTTCCTGCACACGATGGAATCACGTCTTATCCCGTAATACTCTATAAGGTCAGCCATGTACTGTATGGTGATGTCCTTGAACCATGTGAACGCATCGTCACGTGTCTTTGCCCCGTCACAGCAGGTATTGAACGTGTACCCGAAACGCCTCATCCTGACGAAATAACTGTTCCGCCACAACGACACCGACTTGTCCATCTCGTTCCCTGCATTGCGTATGGCGGTGACGATGCTTCCCGGCATGAGCGCGCACCGTGAAACGCGAGCGGCGGAAGGCTTCCCGTTCGCCCCGGTTCCATCCACCATATCCACATCTGGCACGAACCTTAGATCATCCACGCTCCTTCCGCCCACAACGGACGTGTCATGCCGCATGAGATAGTCGGCATCCACGATATGACCGTACTGCCTTACCTGGTCCTCGCACCACGAAGCGAATCTCCTTAACGACCGTTTCCACTCGGAAGGAAGCACATACCCGTATCTTGCACATATCTCGGCTATACGCTTCCTCTCCTTCTCCCATTTGCCCTTCATCTTCCTCTCGTACTCCAGCACCTCACCCTCCACGCTGACACCAGCGACCTGTGCAGCCATAGACTTTGCAGTTAAAGGTACGGGCACGCGTCTGATGAATGACGCTTCCGACACAAGAACCGTCCTAGTACCGTCCTTCAACGGCTCGTCAAGTTTGAGGAAACACTGTCTGTCCGCAACGTTAACGAGCGTAACCCACCCGAACAGCCACGTCTGAACCCTCATCCCCTTGTACCAACGCTCCCTGTCGGGCATTGCATCGGACAGGCATATAACACGCCTTGATTCGGGCAACCTAAGTTTAATCTCTATTTCTTCTTCCATTTTTACACACACACATTTTATCTGATTTCACCTGCAAATATAGCGCAAAAAACAATACGAAAACAAATAGTTAAATTAATTAACTGCAAATGTTTACGTGATTAACAAATGCGTGTTTAGAAAGATAGTTTATCTTCTTTTACACAAGATTTTTTACTTTCGCGCCCACAGTATGCTTTGAACAGGAAAAGTAAAAAATGTTGATTGTTGTTATTTTTTACTTTTGTTATAATTTTTCTCATTTTAGTTAAAATGATTTAACTATAATTTTTTATTTACTTGCTATTTTCTACGTTAAGAAATGTAAAATTGACTTAATTTAACATAAAATAAAAAATCTAAACACTGATAGTTGCATATGCAACTAATTGATTCGGGGAAATTCGTAAAAAACCTACGAAATTCGTTGTTTTTTCGTAGACTTCGTAAACTCTTCGTTTTTCAACACTTGTCAAAAAACTCGCAAAAATTAGTGGTTAAATGGCTGAAAACAAGATATTTATTCGTGTCAAAAAAAATTTAATCGTAAATCTTTGAAAATTTACTCTCTATTAATTTGCATATTAAATGTTAAAAGTAATATATATTTACAACACATACATACACGTACACCTTACATACTCTATTACAATACATATACATACACAATACATACACAACACATACACATACAGACACCAAAACTGCATACGTAATTTAGTATAGATACATATCAAAACGACGAAATCAACGAAGAATACTGTAAACCAATAACTTATACTGCAAAAAAAGACATAAAAAATGCAACCACACCTACGAAACACACCGAAAAACCTACGATTTTCGTAACTTTTTATGTAAATATTTATCCGATTTTGTTGAAAACTACCGAAAATACACATCCAAACCGCAAAATCAGCCATCCGAGCAAAATTTGGGGGAAAAAAAATTTCAGAAAAAAATTTATCGGAAGCGACACACCCACCTCGAGAACTCCAGAAGGGGGGGTATAGTGCTGATTTACAGGTAGTTACGTACGTTTACCCCACCTCGTTTCTCAACATTTGTAAATAAAAAAGAATTCTTTTCTACGACAATCGAATTTCGAAATCTTTACAAAGTAAAAAATCTTGACAAATGGCATCTACGAAGATTTCGTAATTCCATCACGCTCAGACACTTACAAACAAATTTAACACAAATTAACATTGAAAAATCTTGAAATTAAACATAATATTAGGCTAAAACGTGTCTTGCATGGTCGGATCTATTAATATTATGCAATATTAATTTAAAATATGTATATAAACTGTATTGATTTTGGAAAAAACGGGCTTAATTTATAATGAATGTTAATGAAATATACAACCTAATCAAAAACGCTGTATGTTTGCAGTGTCGGAAGGACAAAGAGATACTTGACGTATTGAAACAGCTTGCTATAGTGACAGTATAGTACAGAGCCGCAAACAGGGAATAAGCGGAATATAAATAGCGGTATTGTTAGCCACGATGCAGAGGCACGGGCCTTACTTGATAATGGAGATAGTAACTTAGTGCGATATGCGATTAACATCCCTAATATAATATAATATAATGTATGTGCGTATATGTATCCTATACATAAGCCTTAATACTGGTCGGTATATATATGATACGTACATATTGTAATGTAGCTACCATCCTGTTTTATGTGGTTGGTAACGGTTACAAGCCCGTATGGATACAGAGTACAGTATATAAACTTAATACATTATAATATGAAAGCAAAAAGAATATCACAGAAAGCGGTTAGAAGTATGATTAACAGTAATACCGTATTATTGCACATCGGTAATTTTAAAAAAAGGAAGCGTACCAACTTAAGGCGCGCGGTTGACGAATGTGTGTATGCTAGTCGGTTGTATTATAATAAGGAATTGCAATCGGATAATGGAAAAATAGAATTCTTGAAATATAGTCAACCCGATATACTGTTTAAGGTTAAGTTATACGAAACACATATTGCAGCGCTTAACGAATACACGGAATATCATATTAATTTTGGCAAAACAAGCAAGTATTATACATTGGTTATAAGTGGCATGCAGTTTTTAATTGTATCAGATATGGGATGGTGTAATATCTACCAGGTGTTTGAGGCGAAAGGAGATGATAAAGAATACAAACTAACTGTAGAATTCCGTAATGGACAAATATGCTGTTATTTAGGGAAAACGAAAAAACAAGCTATAGCCGAATTTAAGCGTGATTTCGGGAGTTTTAGAGGCTTTGTAAAAAAAGAATGGGAAATAATATGATAGTTTATACAGTTGAAACGATTGGTGGGCAAATTACAAGCTACGAAGCGAATAAGGAAAATTTGCCCAAATTTTTAGAAAATCCCGTTAAGGAAAGTTTTAAAAAGTACGGTTTTTGTATGTGGAAAACACCAGAATACGAGTGTATTATATATCCTACCTTACAGGCTGCGCAACATGCTATACAATGGGCAATTGAAAATTAACGATTAAATATTACAATTATGGAAACAAAGAATTTATCTTACAATGTAACAAAATTTTATGTAGAGAACGGAATAACCTACAAAATGAATGTGCGTATAAGTTTAGATGATTGTTGCAAAAATGGTGTATGTGATTGGGGCATCACAGCGGATATATATGAAAAACGTAGGAACGGGCGTTTCGTTTGGTGTGCTAGTGGTTGTTGTCACGACGAAATTTTGAAGTATTTCCCAGAGTTTAAAACATTTATTGACCTACATTTGTGCAACCATTACGGGCAACCAATGTATTCCGTTGAAAATGGAGTATATCACCTTGTAAACAGCGACAAGGAAAAGGCAATAAACTATCTACGTATCACTAAAACAGAATACGATATATTACGTAATAGTACAGAGGATAAGTTGTATTTTAAATACCTATTATATACCCTAGGGATCGTAGACCGCTGGAAACAAGAAAGTTTAAAGGCTATCAAACAATTAGAAGCATTGACGGGTAACACATGGGAAAACCCGTATAAACCCGAAAGCGAACGTTTTGCATTAAAATTGACGGACGAAGAACGTACACTAATCGAAAACAGAATTAAGGAAGGGTATTATACTAGTGAAGCCATACAGGCACGGAAAGACCAGAAAAAACGTGAAGAATACGAAAAGAAACGCAATGAAATAATTGCAGATTTTGAAAAAGAAATACAAAAAGCGGAAAATAGAAAACTAGTTAGGTTAGCCGTTCTTGACGCTGGAATTCCCCTTAAAAATGTGATATACTACAACCACAGCAATGAACTTGTATTTAATTGGAATGATTGTGAAGCAAAAGTAACGAAAAATCAGTTTGACGAATTTATTAAAACAGTTGATAAAACTAAACTTCCTAAAAATATAACCTTTAAATTAAAGCAATTATGAGAACGTTTTTTGCACAAGTGGAAACACGGTACCGGGCAATTAAGAGTTGCCCGTTTACCCCCGCACATGTAGCCAAGGTTTTTGGCGGTTATATGTGTTTTGAAAGTGATAATGATTATAGAGTTTGGAAAAATCAAAAGTAAAAATAGCAATGAGAACAAATAATAACCTAGTAGATTTTGCGAGCATATCGACATACGTGGCTTCTGAAAGTTTAGTACAGGAAGCAAAAGACAAACATAGTGATATATACCTTAATTTTGCTTACTCCAATTATGGCGGATCATTTTTGGACAAGGTTATAATATCTTACTTAAAAGAATATTATCCTGAAAATATAGTACATGAGAGAACCTCCTGGAACGGTGAAAACGCGTTTGTTTTTGGGGAACCTGCAAAAGAATTGTATAACCTTATGAAAGTTGACAATGTATTAGGCTTCGATGATCTAGAGGACTATTATACAGAAATGGAGTATAATATGATAACAGAAGAAGCACAACAATATATTGAAGATAACGGGTTAAGTAATGAGTTATACGATATTGTGCGTGAATGGCTCGTATACAATGGTAGTATAGAACCTAATTTTGTAGATTATTCGGAAATTGATCTAAACGAATATTTACGATTATCTTAAAAAAAACATACTATGATTGAAACATTAATACTATTAGGTTGCCCGTATCTATCAATACGGGTAACTGATTATATCGAAAAACAGAAACAAAACAATAACAATTAAAAACGTAACATTATGGAAAGAAGAAACGACATACCTAATTTACTTGCAATGTATATACGTAATACAAGTGATATATACAATATTACATCATGGTTGCAAAGCTGTGTGATCAAAAAAGCAAACAAAGGCATACAGCCACAGGTAGAATACCTTGCCAATTGCAGCGCGATGAAAACTATAATCAGAGAAGCCGCCAAACTGTTATACAAGTACGACGGAATAATACCCACCAGACAGGAAAAACAGGAAGCGGCCAGGGAACATGCCGAATATATCCTTGACAGTGTGCAATACTCTATAAATAATCGCTAATAAAGGGCAAAATAAAGCCCTGTAATGAAAGATATAAACCAATACCGATATATTACCCATAAAAACAAAAAGATATGATTTATAAAGGATATATAATACATTATTGCTTTTGCGGTTACGAAACGAAAATGTATCTAATTAATTTCCCCAATATCCCTACATTTCCAAAAAATATAAAGTATGCACATAAGACCGTTAAAGAAGCAAAACGGGAAATTGATAGGGTAATAGATATATTGACGCAAAAATAAAAACATATTGATACTAGTAACAGTAAAAAACAGCAAAACAGGTAGCCAATATATTTGTAAATCGGCTTCAAAAACGGTAAAGTATATATCATATAAGCATATAAGTTTTATTTTATATGTAGATACAGAATCACCCGTTTTTTAAACAATTCCATCACGGTTCAAAGGGTGTATGTATAGGATCGGAACGGTACAAGGAAATAGAAGTCCTAAAAGAGCGTATCATGAATACACCTATGCACAAACTACTGGGGCTAACTATCACGGAAACACCCCTAGACGGTCGTACTAGATACGCAAAACAGTTACCCGTATATAATACGGACGTATTGGCGGAACTCACCTATTAATCAATCAAAAAACAATATAACTATTGACAGTTTTCTATTAATATTTTCAGCTATGAGAAAGAAATACGCTAAAAAACAATTACAGGAAGTAATAGCTAATGTAAATAAGATAGCAGAAAATAGTACAGTATGTTTTCAGAAACCGATAATTCCAGGCAATTGCCCTACGTTTGACGAAGGGATAGCAAACTATGTTAGGAAAGAACCGGAATTATACCTGAAATCGTGGATTATTCGGAAAAGGCTATCGCGGTGTTTGGCGATACGAAGGCGATCAAAGAGCAATTAAAGGGATTAGGCGGACGGTTTAACCCTTCTTTAAATTACGACGGTGAAAAGCGTGCCGGCTGGATATTCAGCAAGAAGCAAGCGGACAAGGTGAAAGAATTGATAGCGCCTACAGGACTGCCGGCACTCCCTGAAGAAATATATATCCCGGAACTAGAGGAAGAAACGAAACAAACGGAGAAGTTAGGTAATATCCATTTAACCGAAACGGGCAACTTTAACGGCGTGCGCTATTACGATATTGAATGTGTGGGAATCATAACCAACGCGCGAGTACATGCGGACATACAGCCGGGCGATATATTCAACGTGTACACAGCGGAGGAACGAAAGTACGGCGTAACCTATGATGGCGTAAGCGTGGAAAGCAGTTTAAAAAACGATTTACCCGGTATAATTGAGTTTAACGACAAAATAGAATCTAGCACGCTTAGCGTTTCATCATATTACACCCCGCTTGCTGAGGGTGTGGAATTTTACGAGAAAAAAGTAAAGTGTAAGCGTTACACCGTCAAGGATAAGCCGTTAACGCTTGGATATTACGGCATATTAGACAATCTGGACAACTGTATAATAGAATGCTATCCGACTAAGAAAGAAGCCGAAAAAGAGGCGGAAATACTTAACGGGTTTACGGATGGTAACGGACGATTAAAGACGGTCATTTAATTAGCTGAATATGGTTTTGTTGGTTTTGTTATTCGGTGCTGTGATATTCATTTCCGGCACCGACAAGGATAAGCTACGCGAATTTATAAACAAAAGTTATGAATCAGATAAATTTTAAAGGAAGCGTTCTACTACTTACAGTCGTTCTATAAAACGTAATAATTACGATTATAAAATATGGCACGATTATGCAGGAAGTTATAGAAATAAATAAATATTATTACAATGGGAAAACAAAACTTACAAAAAGAATTATATCCTATCCTTGAAAACGAAAGTATTAAGATAGGAACGTTTAAAGCTAGTAGAAGCATTGACACATTGAATATTATAAAGGAAAATATCAATTTTTGGAAAAGCTATGACGGGCACAAGTTACCCGAAAAACAGGTTAAACGAGTGTATTATAACGGCACCAGGACACAAAAAATAATCAAATTGTACAAAGATACGCCCGAATTGATTAAGTTTGTAAGAGAGCACGCAAGCGACTACAATACGTTAAATCGAAAGGACGTACCTAGCTGCATAACTATTGATCGTAGGCGGAATGAACGTTATTTTTCCGTATATATCGAAAAGTTTGGGAACGTGCGTTTTGATGAAGTGTTAAGAGTTTTTCCATTATTACCAAAAGCATATTTGAACGAGTAATGAAAGTGATTAGAGTAATTAGAGTTTTAAAGAGAATACTAACCGATTCAGATATTATAGACCTGTACGGTTTATATTGTGAGTTTTACAAAAATATACAATAATTTAGATAGCATTTTACGCAATTTGTTAGTTGCTGGAAACATTGTAACCGTACCGTTTGAACAAATGAGAGAGATACGCAAAGAACTGGAGCGATTTGATAGAGATCATTAAGAGTGATTTTGAAACTGTTTCATTCAGAGAATTAAGATAAAGCAGAAATAATGTGAAATATTTTCCCGGTATGGAGAACAACAAACAGAGCGACACTGTTACCGGGAGCAATTTTTACTTAAAAACGAAAATAAACGAAAGGTATGAATATTATTACAGATAAGGCAAAGCTACAATATAGGGTAAACAATAACAGCGGATAAATAAATAAGGAGTTTGGAAACGATCAGCAAGCGGCCTATGATTTTGCAAACGAAATAAAAGAAACGGCAATTATACGCGGATATTTTGTTTTCAAAAAGCGTGAAAAATGACAAACAAATAAGGTATTCATTGATCATGTGTTTAGATAACATATTGCCCTAATACTGCAATGAACTATCACTAACTTGTGAGAACGAAAAACTCCTAAACAATTACACGACTAATGGAATCATATAAACGACTATGTAAGGCGTCACGGAAAATTCATTGAATACGTGCGTTATAGTAACATTATGGCACATGAATACAGGCTACCAATATAATGCTCCAGTGTCACACAAAGTAAACAGCTATCCTGGTATGGGGAACAACAAGCGGATCGTCACCGCTACCAGGAACAAATACTAACTTAAAAACAAAAATAATTATGGAAAGTATTATAAAATTACTTGCGACGGACAAGCAGGCGCAAACACTGTTCGATAACTATTGCGTTAAACTGATGGAGTTCAAAGGAGATAAAGAGATCTACCCAGAAATGGATATGAATAGCAATGAGGTTCACCAATGGCGTGTTATATTGCGTCATAAAGAAGAATTAGGAAAACTTCGTGGGGTATATTCATTTGAAAAACTTGTAAGTATCATTTAATTAAAGTGAGGGACGAATTATGTTTTTTTTTGATGGCTATCGTGTGGCTCGTAGTGGGCTGTATGAAGGAAATGACTGGAAATAACGGTTTTTAAGCCGAATTATCCGCCAAAGGTTGAAAGCCTTGCAAGTGGTGCAAGTTCCACGGGCGGAACTATTACTAACTTAAAACAACAAAAGAATATGAAAGCAAATTATTTCATTCAAATTAACGAAAAAAATCGTAGTGTAATGCTTGAGCCGTGTAACGCATTTAAGGCTGTAAGATTACTAAACTTCTTTAGTGATGGAATTAACTTACTGAAAGAAACACAAGATGTTACAAGCATACAACTGTATAAGATTGGCGAACCATTACCGAAACGAATTTTAATTTAAATTATGACACATAAAGAAATAGAAAACGAACTTGGTTGGTGGGGAGATATTATCAGAGAAAACCAGGATAGATACGCTTATGTTAGGCAACATTGTTCTAATGATGTTTGCGATTTAAAGCCTATAACTTATAGTGCTTTGTGGAATTTATTGCTGCATTCCAAAGCGAATGACCTTTATTTCTATAACGAAAATCATGCGATAGACGAAACGTGTGTGTTTTATGAGTTCTACTATGATCTTGGTTTTGAACTTCCAGAGGATAGAGGTTTTGATATGAATTATTATCCACATATTTGTATTAAACTGAATGACAATGATGGATATGAAGGAGATGTTGATATTTTCATGTTGGACGAATGGTCTGCTTCCGAAGATATGACAGATGAGGATAAAGAACGATTTGATGCAATACGAAAAAAATCTCCTATTACATTGATTAATAATTTGAACGATTTGAAATAATGGGAACGAACAATAAACAATACATCCTGGAGGGGCGGAAATGGGATGTGATAGAGAGTGTTGACGGATATTTTTCCGGGGAAAAGAACGGAGTTATCATACAAGGAACGACAATGAGTGATCTGTATGAAAAATGTAAATCTTTTGATATAGCTTCGGTTATGGAGAAGATTAAGACGGGTGACAATCTGAACGACTGGGAAAAACGCTTAATAAAAGTTAATAAAAGGTTGTTGGAAAACCAATAAACTATATCTTTGCCGTATGAGAAAAAAATACGTTGCATATTATAAAGGGCATTAATGAACAAACGAACAACATTACAAAAATTTAACACATAATATTTCGTAGTACATAATACTGGCTAATATGCAATTAGTTTATGATATCCGATAGCGGGCGTTGGATTAACGTTCTAAAATGTATGTGTGAAAATGTACATTGATGCCTAAAGGCTGTACAATAGAGGTCACAGGAGAAAAAGACTTCATGTACCGGATAATAAAAGGTGAACGGATGGTTCTCTTTGTAGATATGTTTTACAGGTCTACAACTGATGCGTTAAAGGGCGCAATGAGATGGGTGGACAATAATATTAGAAAGGAGTGAATTTATGCTTTTTGGGATTGTTTTCGCTATGATAATGAAAGCTATATGTGGAAATATGTTGGACGATTGATGATTGTCATTGTATGGCTTATTGTGTTACAGATTTTGTCTGAATGTTAAATATGTGTGTATATGACTAAAGAAGAATTTAAATCAAAGAAAGAAATTATCAATTCAAAGATAAGAGAATTGAATAACGAAATGATAAAATTAAAGAAGGAGTACATTGAATCCAATGTGAAGTATCCTATCGGAAGCAAGGTGTGTATTACTACTAATGAATCAAAACGATATGCCTATGTCAAGGATTATAGGATTGATTTTTCTGACAATATTGAACCATTGTTTAACAAGGTGAAGAAAGATGGAACCATGTCGGAGATGGCCTTATATGTTTGGTCTTGTCAATGCCCTACGATAGAACTGGTAAAGGAGTAATTTTTGTTTACGATGATGGAAAAGGTAGAAGTAGGAACCCTTGACAGACACGAACTGTTTGAACACAGGGGTGTGATATATGAGGTCTTATACAAAACGGATTATTGTGTTCGTTGCCAATACCCTAACGACAAATATCGTTACAGGGATATATGGAAATATCTATATACCGAATTTAGTTTATGGACAAAAGTTAATAAATTATGAAAACACTGGTTTTTGATGTAATGCTTGACGGGCGATTTGTACATACATTCAGATACCAATACTGCCCGTTATTCCCGATAGACGAACAGGAACTGGAGAAGTTTGTCACCGACAGGCTTCCTACATTGAAAGGTAAAGATTTTAAAATAGTATTTTGATATGAAACAGACAGTAGAAGAAGCAGCGAAGGAAAATATCCTATTTAATCATAGGACAGTTGATAGAACTTTGTTTGGTAAAGATTTGGCAAAGTTTGGAGAGATTAATTTCGTTCAAGGTGCCGAATGGCAATCCAAGCAATCTCCTTGGATAAGTGTTAAGGAACGGTTGCCGGAACCAAACAAGCTTGTCCTTTGCAGAATGGTATCAAATGGAGCGATTGTTAGTGGCTATATCGTTGTTTCATCCGGGAGATCGCCATACGTTGCGACAGACGGAGGATTTGAATTTGAGGATTGGAACGGCTACGAGTGTGACATGTGGATGTACATCCCCTCTTTCGATGAGATACTCGAAGCCAACAGGGATGTGCTTGAACGGATTAAGGAGAAAGGAGACTAATATGGAAAGGTACAGAATCATACGAGGAGAAGGGTGCAACGGTTGTATTCCCATAATAATATATTGGGTACAAGTCAGAAAAGACAAACGTATTTCATACGAATGGGTGAACGTAAAGGGCTTTGATACCTATAAGAGAGCTAAAGAGTTGTTGAATGTTTTAAAAGGAGGAATTGATTATGAACAAATATAGATACAGAGAAGTAAAAAACTATATCCATAACGAACTAAAGTTGACTAAAGAGGATATAAAGGATATAATAGTTTCAATTGTGAAAGAGGAAGTTAAACATATCTTCCATAACACCTATGGGGACGATGTTAATATAGAGAGGTGGATTCGTTGTATGGTTTCTGACGAGATAAAGAAAAACGGTGATTACCTTATGATAAGAAATTTGTGTAGGGAGATAATTAAGGAGGAAATTGTCGATAGGTTGTCAATTGATATAAGCCTTAAAAAGAAGGAGGAATAATTATGAGCATATTTACGTTAGAGGAAATGAATCAAGCGATCAATATGGCAGTTGACGAAACATCTAGAAAGGCAGTTGAAGTTCTTTCGTCTGTATTGGACAATTGGGTACATGGCGGTGATGCAGATTGTATCATTGCGGAGTTTGAGGAAAAGTTAAATGAAGCGATTAATGGATAAAAGATGAAAAACCATGAAAGGAAATATATTTGACAAAATAAGAAAAGCATCTAATAAATACATAGAGTATATGATTGCTTGTGATGATATATCCAAAGAAGCACAAAAACATATAGATTGGGATGATAATGTTTCATGTGAATATTATCCGTCTGATGGAATATGTATAATGATAGACGAGCATGTTTGTTATGCTAATACATTCTTTGACTTGGTAGAAGAATCAGAAAACGGTATGATTGATAGGAAAACATATATGAGAAATTGTATTTGATTATGGAAATAAAAAACGGAATAATAATAGACGGGATGCTGCATGAATTGTGCGTTGGAATATGTGATGAGTGCTCATTACAAAATGAGTGCGATGATAGTTCAGAAATCATTTGCGATATAGCTTATGAAAACCCAAACATGGACCAGTGCTTTGTCAGTCGTGGCAAAATAACAGAGATTAAAATGGAGGAGGAAAAGAAATGAAACAGGTATTGTCAGTTGGACAGATAAAACATTTACAGAAGATTGGAATTGAATTAAGAAATACAAGTATGTTTTTGTGGCATCCACAAATACTTGATGGAATACCTAATTCAGTTTGGGATTTATCGTTTTGGAGTGAAAGCCTATTTAGTGAAGATAATGTGTACCCTGCTTACACCTTGCAGGACATTCTCGATAAGCTGCCTTGCTTCATCGGCAAAGAAGTGCTTACCATGCAAAAACTTGCAGATAGCTATACGTGCTTGTATATGGAACCTTATTCTAGGTCAATAATAAAGATTACAGAGAGTAAAGAGCCTATTGATGCAGCCTACGAAATGCTGTGCTGGTGCATCGAAAACGGATATGTTAAAGTTGGAAAGGAGGAATAACTATGGAAAATTACATTAAAAATGTATTCGGTGTATATGATGGTTTACATACTGATACTTTAAGGCATATTCCCGAAATTAGTTGTTATAACCATAACTACTATATAGGATTGAAAAGGGGAAACAGTACGATACATGATTTGCTTTTTGCAGTAAGTAATGATGATAATCTTACAGAGTGGTATATCGTTCTTGGAAATTGTATCAAATATATTGGATATGAGTATTCAGACGAAGGAGTGATTAATTTATCGGAGGAATAATTATGGGATTTACAACACCGTGCTTTATACGCAAAAATACCGAAACACTTAGAAAGAAGCTGGAAGAATTGGGATATTCCAAAGACTATCCTGAATGGACAGTTGATTGTAGTATAATATGGGCTTATCAATATCCAATAAAAGGATTTGATACTCCTAATTATGTGATTGCGGATTCTTTTGACATCCCTTTTGACAAACATAGTGCTTTATGTGGGAAATTTATTGATTGCGGAACGAATGAAGAACTATTCCTGGCTATCGCTGCATTGAGGGATGATAGTAACTACATGCAGTGGTTTATAACAGATTCCATTCTTAGCGTTTCTTATGACGATTCTATTGGTAACGATCATTATTTCACAGAGCCAAAAGGCATTATGTTCTTTTGGGATGAAAATTGGGATAATGCAACCATTATTTCAGGACGTTATCACAAGGCTACCGTAAATGAACTGATTGAACACTTTAAAATAAAGGAGAATAATGAAAGCAAAGTATTTTAAAAAGATAAGAAGCCAAGTAAAGTGGTATAAGGTATCATACAGAGATAATTTACTTTTTAGTTTTAGCGATGAGAAAGAAATATTGGCTAAATCTCCTGAAAATGCTTGTGTCAGATACCATAAACGTACTGGATGTTTTGTTAACAAATATAATCCCAATAATATTACACAATATAGTGAATCTCTTTCAAGGTTCAAGGTATGTATAGGTAAGAAAGTAATGTATTTCGATTAAATATAAAATCAACAGGAGTTTTGGTAGATGTAATTCCCAAAGTAAATATCAACGCGCAACATAGCGGAGATAACATATATGTATGTGATAACATGGTTTACAGAGAATGCGAACTTGATTTTTCAGCTATCGACTGGGAACAGAGGCGATATGAACTAGCGAAAGATATTATTAAGGCTGTTATAGCAGATGACTGTGGGGGTAATTCTGATGCAATCGCTAAATATGCGGTTAATTGCGCTGATGCCCTAATTAAAAGATTAAAGGAGGTGAATAATGAATAGCGTACAGACGCAAACACTTTCCATTAACGGAGATGGAGGTGGTGAGGCATATATTGATTTTTGCGATGGCCAATTATGTGTTTCAGTTGTCATAGAAGGGAAACAGGCAGATTTTCACTTTGAGCCTGTTACGTTAAAGATGTTTGCCCATGCTTATAAATTACATTGTGAAGAATGTGAAAAGAAGAAAGGAGAATAACTATGAAAGTATTAAGAAATGAAACTCCTGTCGCTCGTAAAGAGCACAGGTGCAATTTTTGCGGTGGAGTAATTTCCGTTGGAGAAAAATACAACAGACAGACCAATGTTTATGACGGTTGTGTTTATGACTGGGTATCCCACTGTGAATGTTCCGAGTTAGCCTGTGAACTTGATATGTATGATGATTGTGACGAAGGACTTGATGGTGATGGGTTTGTTGACAGCCTAAATCAGTATGTTTACGACAATCATTATGACGATAAAATAGATGATATTGCGAAGGATTGGCAATTACCACGTTATGAATTAGTAAAGAAAGTGTTGAATGAATTAAACAAGAAATAGTTATGACCGAAGAATTTGTGACATTAGAAACAGCGAAGTTGCTAAGAGAGAAAGGGATGTTTACAGATATAGAATTTCCTTCACAATCCATTGCTCAAAAGTGGTTACGTGATATCCAAAACATTCATATATGTATATACAACTGTGCCTGTGGCTATGGATACGAAATATCTAAAGCTGACAATGGAACTCATATAGTTAGTTCTGCTTATAAAGGAACAAATGACGGAGGGGAATGGGATACCTACGAGGAAGCACTGGAAGCTGGAATACAAGAAGCATTAAAACTTATATGATTATGGAAATAGCAGAATCAATATTTAAATTCATCCTTGCCTCATTAAACGTTTGTGCTCTGGCATTTACTTTAATTTTAGTAAGCAAGTGGCATATACGCATGGAGAATAAGCTGGATGAAATAGAAAGACATGTCCGCCATGTGTCAGATCGTAACGATATTGTTTACATTAACCAGCTTTCGGAATTGCAAAGACTGTTGATAAAAGAGGAACGGTATGAGGAAGCTGACAAGATTGGGAAAATAATCAAGGACGAAGAAATTAAATTAGGAATAAGGGAATGAGCAATATTAATTTGAATGAACTACGGAATATAGCTTATAAGACAGCTTGTGAGCATGGTTTCCACGATAAAGAATTGAGTGACGAACACTACCTTTGCCTTATCGTTGGAGATCTTATGAAAGCTGTGGAAGCGGAAAGAAAGGGAAGATTAGGAAAGAAATGTAAATCACGTTTTGAAATGGACTATAATTGCTATCCTGCATTAGTGGAAGAAGAAAAGCGATTTAAGTGTTCCTTTGAAAAAAATGTAAAATACACACTTCCAGACGAACTAAGCGAAGCAGTTATACGCTTGCTTGACCTTGCAGGACTTCGAGGAATAAGCCTTGAAACTGTTAGTGAAGATATTAACTCTGAATATATGGATGATATTGTCCATATGTACAGCGTATTGAGTTTTACGGAAGCGATATATGCCATATCTATCATACCATCTGTATATTACAGTGATTTTTCTACGGTTGTAAATCACATGATATTTTCAATCTTTGCACTAGCCAAACATCTTGACATAGATTTGCTATGGCATATTGAGCAGAAACAAAGATATAACGAATTAAGACCTAAGTTGAACGGAAAAAGATATTGATTATGAAAAATAATTATATTTACAATCATATGTATTATCGCCCTATTATGGGTTGGAGATCTCACAATTACATTTAAGCCGTTTTCCATATCGCTGCCCGGTTGGCATAAGGCTTTAGGTATTATTCTGTTTGTATTTGCAATGGCGGTGTATAACATTGGAGAATACGCTAAGGGGTACAAGCATGGTTTTGATGATGGGGCAAAGGAATGTATTGAAGCGATTAAGGGAAATGGAAAGAATAGAGCAGATAGCAACAATTGATTTTTGTTATTTCCGATTAAAAATTCTCTGCAAACAGCTTTCTAATACCAAGTCAAACATCGAAAGACTAGTCGATAAGGCTTGCGGTTATAATGAAACCGAAGAGATAAGGAAGGAGTGTATAATGCTTGTAGAGCAGATCATTGAAAGCAAGAAGCAAATCGGAGAAGATTTCACAAGAGATGAACGTGTTTTGAATAAATTGAAAAGAAATGAACAGTAGCGACATTGATTTCCCGTTACTCCGTATATTTAATGGAGTAACGGGGCGATATGAACTTCTTATTGACGATGTATCCATAGATGCTTATGGACGTGTAAGAGATAGCAGTGGTTGTGTTGTAGAATGGTTTACAGGCGTGTTTGACATGAACGGAATACCCTTGTTTGAAAACGACATAATCATGCCTGTAAAGGACGGAATAAGCCAATACAGGCGTATATGGAGAACAGTAGGAGGATTTGTATTAAGCAGGAGCAATGATGTGAAAGGACTGTCCAAATTGGATATGCTTGGTGCTGACTATCTTGTGAACGAACGTGTTCAGCAATACATATCTGATGGATGCGTAAAGGTGGGTTCTGCAACAATAGATCTTAGCCTGTTAAAAGGGAGAACGAAAGAAGAGATTATTAGGAATTTGTCTAGGAGAGTAAGATGAAAGATAAAATGATAGAGGAAAGTTTGAACAATTTCTACAGGACGTTTCTTATTTGGGTGATAAGATGTTATCCTATATTGTTCTGTCTTGCGATACTTGTCCATCAGTGTGAGGTTATACACTCTGTTGGCACAGGTGATATTATTGAGTATTATGATGGTGACACATTGGAGTACATTCAGTATGCCACTCCGTTTTCGGACAAGTACCTTACCATATTCTTTAACGCCAAACTGTTTAATGCAATATTGTTCTATGTGCTGTCAAAGGTGTTTTTATTTTGTATATACCATAGAGTATTTGTTATTGAAATGTTTATATACGCAATACTGGATATTGTATTTAATAATGTGGTGTTTGAGGATGTACATTTGATTAATGCGATATACTATACATCCATTGGTTTTGTTACTGTTGGATTCTTTATTGCATTATACTTGCATCAAAGATATGGAGATAGGAAAGTGCACACGCATCAAACTATCAGTGATGGGTATAGGTGTTGTAATAAGTAATCTATTTTTTACCCATAGCTTGTGTTCCTCCCGTATTCTTCATGTTTATCTTGACCTTTATGGGAGATGCCTTTTTATTTGATGTTACTTTAGGTGATTTAACATTCACCCTAATCACTTTCTTTACCATATATTATTTGTTTTAATTGTTTTGCAAAAATAATGATTTTTTTTGGTAGTATGAAAACTTTATGTACCTTTGCGGTGCGATAGTTTTTGGACTTTTTTGTTTTATAATGATAGCTGCTACCTAAAATATAAGCAGAGGTTTCTTCATACATTTTTCATAAGTCTAATGTATAACTGTCGCAAGTTGAAGAGATCTCTGCTTCTTTTTTTTTTATTTATGCGACAGTTTAATGAAGAAAACTTAAATGACACAGGTGTTGTTTTAAGTACGGCAAATCCCTCCGAAATGGGTAAGATGTTTTCTTATAATGGAATAAATGTTAGGATGCGTAAGATGAATGGATATATCCTTGTATGTCTTACAGATTTTGCTAGGTTATTTCCTGATAAAAATCTATCCACTATTATAAATTCTAAGGAAATGACTGATTATGTAAATCGTTTGAGCGAAATAAAAAATTTTATTTCGACTGATTTACTGCAAATTATAAAGGGAGGAAATGTATCACAGCAAGGAACATGGGCACATCAAAAAATAGCTCTTAGGGTTGCTCAAAAATTATCCACTGATTTTGCTATTTGGGTAGATGACAAGATCGAAGAGTTTCTTACCACGGGAAATACTTCTATATCATCAAGACTTCCAAACTTCAACAATCCTGCCGAAGCTGCTAGGGCTTGGGCTGATGAGTATGAAAGGAATCAAGCATTAACCTTAGAAAACAAGGAAGCAAAGCTACAACTAGAACTAAAGACGGAACAACTAGATGAATCCAAGGAATGGTATAGTATCAAAAGATGGTCAAAGGAAAACGGTGTAAACTGGAGAAAGGTTAGCTGGAGAAAGATGAAAGTAATATCTTACGAGCTAGGTTACGAAGTGAAAAAGATTTTTGATGCTAACTATGGACAGGTTAATATATACAATGTGAATGTATTTAAGGCATACTTTAACAAATGTGAATAAATAATATGTATTTTAAAATGTTTGATAGTATGTCATTTTATTGATTATATTTGCATCATGTTTGAGTGTAGAAGCAAGCATATCTATAATGAAAGTTTAGGGGGAAAGCGTTCCCCCGATTTTATTAACCATTAAAACAAAAGACCATGATTCTACTAGAAATTTTTCAAAACTGCTTTATTGTGGGGTATGACGGAAAGAAAATACCCTTCGTGAAAGATGATTTCCTGTTTAGTGATACTGGGGAAAGATACATTTTGACCAACAAGGAAAACGGTGAGCAGGTTAGCCTACCGAAGCAATCGACAATAATAATTAAACATAATATTTTTCATGAAGGTATTGATTAGAAAGGATTCAAGCGACATAAGAAACAGACTTGAACGATTAGGGTACACCGCTTCCGAGAAATCGTTGGATGGATTTGGTGATGGCATCTTTGTAGACAAGTCAGATAATACTTTTCACGTAAAATCAGAGTGGAATGTTATTTATATGTTTCTTGAAACAGTAGATTGCGGAGATGACGAGAATATGTTTTTTGATTTTGTAGAAAACGATATAACGTCAATAATGCCAATGATGTTAGGTAAGTATAAATCTTTAATAAAAATTGGTGACTTTCCCATAATTAATACATCTAGCATTAAAGATGTGTTATACCGTGAAGATAGAGAACATAACATCATAGAAGTTATTGTTGTTTCAATATATGGGTTAAAGTTGAAAAGCGTAAAGGATGTTGACTTTTCAGACCCTAATGCGGATACAATAATAGCATACATGAAATCGTTGCATAAACAACTAAAAGAATATATAAAGCATGAAATGTAATTTTACCCCCATGGACAAATTCTACCAGATACTGGATTACTATGGTTTGTCTTACACGGATATTAAGAAAAATCATATCCGTGTGTTTTATGGAAACAAGAAAATGTTTGATTATTATCCGCTTCGCATGAAGCTGTTTGATTACCACGAATGGCATCAGCTTACTTATCCGTTCGTGAAGGGCAAGGAAGATGAATGGGAAGTAGAACTTACCATGTTCATTAGCGGAGTGTTGGGAGATGAGATGTTTAAAAAGTTTAAAAAAGATTGATTATGTATAAGAAAGAGAAGGAATTTACTCCAAAAGCTATAAATTTGTGTGGCAAACGGAGGATGCTTTCATCCATAAAAGGATGGGATATTGTTCATTATAACAATTACTCTAAAGTACAGCCAATGTTCAGCCTGTGGACAAACTGAGAGTAACACTTTCAGGGCGTGAAATCATTGAGTACGTCCTGAGGGATGGAGATAAAACGATTGAAAAACTAGACAGTTATTTCGGATTGCTATGATGATAAAAGTAGACATACTAGAACCGTTCATAGACGGTGACAATACGATGGTAAACATCACGTCTGATTCATTCTGCTATTCTAGCATTGATTCACGTTATGAAGGATTTCAGAGTTCCTACAAGGACGGTAATATGAATCAGAAGATACAGGGAAAACTAGAGATAATTGCGGACCAGTTTAAAGAACTTATAAAAATAATAGAAGATAATTGAAGATGGAAAGACATTTGTTAATACAGGAGTGTGAGAGAGAGGAAAAGATGAAGGAGTTGCGCAAGCAGCAGAACGATCTTATCAAGAAAGGCCGTATGGTTGAATGCTCTCGTGTAACAGCTAAGATAAAGGAGTTTCAGGAAGCATATATCAAGGCTTATCCTGACGGTAAATATGTAAGGGGCATGGATATTATCAAGAAGATGTCTGATGATGAGAAAATGGATTGGATGATGTATGTCAACGCCATTGCTTTCTGTGCTGATATTATCCATTCTTCTTCCATAGAGTTGAATGAAATGCTAAAGAAAACACTCCCCGGATCTAGCCTACAGATGTTTGAAACGCTTGAAAAGGTAGGTACTATGGCAAAGAATCAAATCCTATGGATGGATAACAATGTTGACGAGAAATATCAGGATGATTTTGCAAGATATGCCGATGAAATATCCGTGATGCTTTTATCATTTGTTAAAAATAAATTTTTACCCAGAAAATGACACGCGAAGAAATACATAATAACGTACTGACAATAAGAAATTATTATTTCAGTATTCAGAACAAGATTGACAATGGATACAATGTTTCAGAATTGGACATAGATTCTAAAACGCACAACAAAATGATTGACGATACAATAAAATCAGCCCTTGAAGATCATAAAATTATTCTTGCTTTGGAAAAATATAAACTATGAAAAAGAAAGATATAGACGAAGGATATATTGTAGGTGACTTTTATATAGTTAAAAGCCCTATCAAAGAGGGATGGCTTCACATAGTGAATATAAAAACATCTTGGCAGATAAAGGTGATGATGGGAGCGAATACGGCAAAGTTTCTAAGCCTTCCCCAACAAGAGATATTTGACAGGATTAACGGAATATACATTCAATCCATGATGTCTTTATACGATTCAGATTATGCCTTGAAAATAGCTAAAGATGCTGTGTCTTATATGTCTGAAAAGGCAAAAAAGATGGAAAAGGTGGAAAAGGTGGGGAATACTGAAAATGAAGATATTGAAAAGGTGAAGAAAGATGAGTTTATGATGAAGATAGCCACATCTTCCGATGAAGAAATCATGGATATGGTCGTAAATGGAGAGATAAAGTACGAATATTTTAAGCAGGAACAGGAGGATTAATCATGCAAGACTATATTTCAGACTGGTTTATTCCGATGGATTTCGGTAATGATATGCCCGACGAAGAACCAAGTGGTGAGGATAATTTCAATTTTGATTAAGTTAATTTGTTGATAATAAAAATAAACATGAGAACATTTTTTGAGTGTAAAATTCGCTACGAAAAAGTAGCAGAAAATGGGATGAATAAGAAAGTAAGTGAGCAATACCTAGTTGATGCGCTTAGCTTCACTGAGGCGGAAGCACGTATTATATCTGAAATGACACCGTTTATCAGTGGCGAGTTCACTGTTTCGGACATTAAACGCTCCAATTACAGCGAACTGTTCCCCTCTGAGGAAGATGCAGCCGATCTATGGTTTAAATGCAAGCTGTATTACATCACTCTGGACGAAAAAAGCGGAGCGGAGAAAAAGACATCATGCTATATGCTTGTTCAGGCAGCAGATTTGAGAGATGCTGTAAAGAAACTTGACGAAGGAATGAAAGGCACAATGGCAGACTATGTGATTTCATCCATAGCCGAAACTGCCATTATGGATGTATATCCGTATGAAGCGGAAAATGATTCCTGCTTATCGGAATACCCAAGTGGACACAAGACGGAAGCTGTCATAGGCGGAAAGAGCGTCATTGTAGACAAAACGGGAAATTCAACTGTAGTTTTACCTAGTGAAATTTAATAGATATGTCAAACGAACAACAAAACCAGGTTTTCCATCATTGGAGAACTGGAAGTCAATCTGATTATGTAGGAGTAGAAATACTCCCTAACGGTCAGTCTATTATTGCTACAATATCCCATATCGTATGGGATGAGAATGCAAAGGTACAAGGTAGTAAGAAACCATCATGGATTGCTTACTTTAAAGAAGCAGACCTTGTTCCTAAACCTATGCTATTGAACAGTACGAACCGCAAACGCCTTACAAAGCTGGCACAAACTGATTATCCTGAAACCATCCGTGATTTTCGTGTCATATTGTGCAAGGAACTGACACGTGACCCAAGCGATGGAGGAAAGGTTTACGGATTGCGTATAGGGCGTGATGTTCCACCACCACCACAGAAAGAGAAAATGACAGTCAACTCTGATAAATTCAAGGCTGCATTGGAAGCGTTAAAAAGTGGGAAATGCGAAATTGGATACATCACGGCAAGCTATGATGTGGACGCGGAAGCTATGAAATTGTTTAACGAAGCGACTAAGAAATAATGGAAGCAGAAGAAAAAGAAAAATTATGGCTTATGAAGAGGTGTGGTAAAATCACCTCTTCCGCCATTGGAAAACTTATGGTTTCTGGGAGAAGGGAAATGACACCTTCCGAACTAGAGATTGCAAAAAAACAGGGCGTAAAGAGAAAGACAGTTGACGTTCCTTTCGGGGATACAGCTATATCTTATCTTTATCAGGTTGCAAGGGAAAGAAGGTTAAACAAGCCATGCCGACATATATCCACTTCTGACATGGAGTGGGGAAAGGATCATGAAAAAGACGCTATAGAATGTTTTAACCATAACACGTTCTCCAGACTAATGTCCTGTGCGGATGATTTTGACGAAATTGTTTTTGTCGATAATATCTATGATGGATATGGTGATTCTCCCGATGGATATGGATTTGATGTCAATGGTAAATTATCTTATATAGCCGAAGTGAAATGCTTTACTTCTGAAAGTAAGATTGAATATTTGAGAGAAGCCACAAAGGAACAGGCTATAGAAGAATACTATTGGCAGCTAATGTCGCATTTCCTTTCCCATCCCGATGTGGATAAAATGTATTATATCGTATATGACGGTAAATCTGATGATGATCCATTTGATTTACGCCCGGTTAATGACCCGTCAAGGCTTTTGTATTGGGAACTTAACAGATGCGATTATAAAGACGATATAGACAGGATGGAAGATAAGTTACAAATGGCTCTAGCTTATCTTTCACTCAACGAACGTGATGCGAAAAAATACCCAATAAGCAAAGTAAATGACTACATTAATCAAGCACAACAAACCTAATCGTGGGGATGAAATAATCATCCCCTATCTTGCCATAGAAAACAATATCAACTTTATCATGCTCAATGGAGGTGTAGGTGACGTTGAACTTATGGACGGAACAAAATGTAAGTCAACAAGCTGCACTCCTATCAAATTTGATGATGCAGGAGATGATATATATCGTATATATGGCATAGGAAAAGAAGCATGGAAAATGGCATGGCTGAAAAGAGTACATACCATGAGTGACGAAATTGTAAAACTAAAGTTAGATTTCAATGCCAGCAATTAGCGAATTATGGATAGATTATCCAATATCTTACCGTGACGAAAAAGGAAGGTTCGTCAAAGGTCATAATTATGGATTCAAGAAAGGAAGGAAAGTGTCGGATGAGGAACGTGAAAAGAAAAGAGTTCTTATGAAGGAACTCATTAAAAAACGAAAGGAAAACGGTTCTTATCTCGGTCATAGGAACAATACAAGGGCTGTCATTGCGATAGAGGATGACACAAACAGATTCCTATGCTTTGAAGCCTGTTGTGACTGTGAGAGGAAATTAGGTATGCCACAACGTTCATGCAGTTCTTTCTGTAAGGGGAAAAACGGGCATAGATGGAGAAACTTTAAATTGTTTTACGAGGATGAATACGGATTACGTTGACAACTTTGAAAACTATGACAGAAAGCTGATCAAACTAAATAGCGACACTGCTATTTTGCTGCATATATTCAAGAAAAAACCAAACCATCACTTCGAGGATTGGATGGTTCTTCAAGACAATGAGGAATACTTCAAAAAGGAATGTGTTCCTGATTACGAAGATGCCGCCAGGCAGTTTGTCAAGCAGTTTGAAGGAGAAGAGTGTATGGCTTTTGTGATTGCATTGAAAAACGAACTTGAAAGAATGATACAAGAAGATGAGTACAAACGAAATAAAGCTAAGAGATTACCAGGAGGTGGGGATAACCCGTCTGAGAAATGCCCTGACTAATCATAAGCACGTTATATTTTCAGCCTGTGTAAGTTACGGCAAAACGGTCATAATGAGTTTTATGGCTAAAGGTGCTGTTGAAAAGGGAAATAAGGTGCTTATCGTATCCCACAGATCTGAACTTATGACACAGACAGGGGGAACGTTGGAAAGAGTTGGCATACAGGCTGAATACATCTCTCCTAAACACAGGAACATACCTAAAGGTCTAGTAGTATCCGCAATGGCTCAAACTCTCCGTAGAAGGCTCGAAAAACCCGAATGGGCTGAATGGGTTAAGAGTGTATCTCTCTGCCTGATAGACGAAGCGCATTCGTCTGACGCGGATTATCTCTTTGAGTCTGGTTTGCTTGATGATAAGTATGTAGTAGGTCTTACAGGAACCCCGATGAGAAGTGGAAACCAAAGGCAGCTTGGCATGAACTATGAAGAGATTGTAGAAACCGCCCAGATACAGGATATGATGGACCGGGGAAACATAACCAAGTTGAGAACGTTTACAGTTGATGCGCCCGACTTGTCTAAGGTTAATACCGATTATCGCACAGGTGATTTCGATAGCAGGCAGATGGGTGCGGTGTTCAACAAGTCTGTACAGTACAAGGGGGTGATTGAAAACTATATGCGTATCTGCCCGATGAAAAAAGCAATCTGTTTTGATGCCACACAGGCAAATGCGATAAGAATGTGCGCTGAATTTAATGAAGCTGGCATACCTGCAAAATTCCTCATATCAGGTATAGACAAGAACAAACCTGATGAGTTGGCATTATATGAAAAATACAAGCATCTTACAGGAAACAGGGAACAGCTTATCAAGGATTTCCATGACGATAAATTCACCGTTATATGCAACAGTGGCATATTGTCTACGGGATACGATGAAACAAGTATAGAGGTTTGCATATTAAACCGTGCTACACAATCCGTTCAGTTTTATATCCAGGCAACTGGCAGGGCTATACGGCTTCACCCAAATAAAACGGAAGCATTTCTCCTAGACTTCGGTGGTAACATATCACGGCTCGGCAAGTTTGAGAAAGAACGTAAATGGGCTTTATGGCATAACAAAGGGAAATGTGAAGGGATACAAGGAGTGAAGGAATGTAAACAGTGTGGTAAATATATTGCCATAACCGCTTCGGAATGCCCTTTCTGCGGATATGTATATCCTACCGAAAAGGAAATAAGGATGGCGGAACTGCAAGAACTGGTAGGAGATTTAAAGTTCGAGCAAATGACACCTACACAATTTTTCCAGTATGCGGAACTTAAAGGATACAATACTTATTGGGCAATACGGCAGTTGTATATCAGAAATACGGAATCTGATTTTCGTAAAGCCATGAAAGAGTGCGGATATTCCAGCAAGTTTATATGGGGTTATATTAAAAGGGCATTAAGGAACAAATGAAAACCATTATAAAAATTTAACACATAATATTTTATAACATCGTTATATAGTATTACATTTGCACCATACAGGGATAGGAACGGAGTAGCTACCTTCCGACAAGCTGAAGTCAGTACGGCTTCCCTGTTCTCCTTTTTACTGGCAAAACATAATACTGGCTAATATGCAATTAGTTTATAAATTTGATATCAACCATTCCGACAGGCTTTGCGCTATCTGCCGTGTTACGAACAACCTGTACAACCAGGCGTTGTATATTGTCCGTAACGAGTTGAAGGATAATGACAGGTGGTTGTTCTATCCCGA